TCGAGGGTTCGAATCCCTCCGGTTCCGCCAACTAACCCGTTGTTATGCAACGGGTTTTTTGGTTTCTGGGGTCTGCAAAACCTAATGCAGACCTAAATCGATCCGCGCTTCTGTGAACCCTCCGGTTTTTGGGACCGGTTCACGGCCGCAATGTTGACCCCGCGGTCGGCGTTCGGTATCCACTTCGCGTAGTCCTTCATCATCACGACCAGCGAGTGCCCGTGCTGGTTCGCCACCCACACCGGGTTGGCGCCCGCCATCAGCGCCAGGGTCACGCTGGTGTCGCGACACTCCTTCGGCGGCCGGTAGCGTACGCCGCACAGCTTCAGCACGCGGGTCCACGCGAGCCGCTGGGTCTGCTCGTCGCGGTACACCTTGCCGGTGTGCGGGTTCCAGAACACCTCCACGTTCTTCATCTGCGTGCGGGCGCGCTGGCGCTGGATCACGCCAGCGGCGCGGTCGTTGAGCTCGACCAGGCGCGCGACGTGCGTCTTCGTCCGGTCCTTGTTTCTGGCCATGACGCGCACGCGCCGCACCATCACCGTGTTGTGCACCAGATCGACGTCGCTCCATTGCAGGGCCACCTGCTCGCTCGGCCGCAAGCCGCTGAAGAACGAGAACTCGAAGTAGTCGGCCAGCTCGTCGCCTTCCTTCTTGCGCATCGTCGTGAGGATCCGCTCCACCTCGTCGGGCTCGAACGGGTCGGGCGCGGCCTTCTGGGTCTTCAGGTTGTCGATTCCTTCGGTGGGGTTTGCCAGCGTGCTGGGCTGCCTGCAGATGAGCTCGAACACCGCGCGCAGCGGGATCATGATGTTGTTCTGAGTCTTGCGGCTGAGACCGGCCTTCATGTTGCCCTTGGCGTCCTCGTGCTCGGCCGCCAGTTCGCCCAGGTGCTCGAGGATCATCTCGTGCGAGATTCGCTCCGGGTGCATTTCGCCGAACACCGGGCGCCAGTAGGCCTTCATGTGCCGCTTGTAGACCTCAAGCGATGAGTGCTCGAGTTCGCGCGCGGCAAGCCGTTCCCAGACGTCGGCCCAGTCGTTGAACGTGCGCTCCTGCACCTCGCTGGTTGGCTGGTGCTGGCCGCGGTTCTTGTAGTCGGGGAAGTGCTTGGCGAACGAGAAAGTGCCGTGGCTGATTTCGTGCAGGATCGACTCGCGCAACTTCGCCGCGTGCTTCAGGTTTGCGGCGTTGGGCCGCAGGTTGAGCGTCGGCGCCACCTGCTTGCCCTGCCACATGAAGCGGACCTCTATGCGCTCGCCCTTTGGCCGAACGCCTCCGCTGGTTGCTTTTCGACCCATTTCTCGTATCCCTCCATGTCAATCAAGATGCTGCCGTCAGGTGCGCGGCGGTAGTGTTTCCCTTCGATCCACACGCCGCGGTGGATCTTTGTTTCGACGGCTCGGGCCGTGTAGCCCGTCTCTTCGACGAACTTAGGAATGCGGATGTAGCGTGCCGTCATGAGACCTCCTTCAATGCTTCGTCGCGCGCCTGGTTGAGCTCGGCCATGCGCACGGCATCGCCGCCGGCACGGTCGGGGTGGTGCTTGCTGGCCAGCCGGCGGTATGCGGCGTTGATCTCGTCGGCCGTTGGGGAGCGCGTCTCCAGTTCCAGCACCAGCCACCAGTCGCGCCTCATGCCGGCCACGATGGGCGCGGGCAGAGCGGCGAAGCCGGTGAAGGCCCGCTCGAGCACGATGGCGCCCCCGTGTCGCTCGATGGAGCGCATGGCCTCAATGGTGGCCGCCAGCGCAGCGATGTTCATCTCGACCTTGGTGTATCGGTCGATGGCCATGCAGCGCGGCGCGCCGGTCCATGGGTCATTCCAATAGACCGCGGCGCCCGGGTCCGCCGGCTGCGCCTGATCGCTGCGCGGCAGGCCGTCCAGACGCAGCTTCAGGTTGGTGCTGAGCACCAGGTCGTCGCCGCGCACGGCCATACGTTCCAGCTCGGCGCGCAGGCGCTGCGTGGCGGCCGATACGGTGATGCCCTGCACCGACTTCCAACTGCCGACGCTGGATTGCTTCGTGGTGCCGAACCGGCCGGCGATGCGGGCCTCGTCCGCGGTGCGCTTCCAGCCAGGCGGCCACGCGAGGGGAAAGGCGGTGATGGTCATGATCCGACCACCTCGTCTATTCCTTCCCAACGAAACTCGCCCAGCGGGAAGTGCGCGCCACATCCAACGCAGAATGTGCCGCTGTAGAAGTCCGGCTGCCGCGCGTAGGTCTCAGCGAGCGGCAGTGACATTGTCGTGAGACCGCCGCACTTCAGGTGCACATAGCTCCGACGCACCGGGCGCACGAAGCCTTTGGCGCGCTCCTCAACGCTGAGCACCACGTAGCCCTTTTGCTGGCCAGTGGAGGGGTCGATTTCGCGATGGTCTGGGGTGACGGGCGAGCCGTCGGTGAGGGTCGTCTTGGTCATTTGCGGGCCTTGGTTTGGGCGGCTTCCTTGTTTGCCGCGAGAACGACTTGACCCAACGCCTGCGCGCTGTCGGTCACAACGACGAGAGTCAGGGAGTCGCTGGTGAGCGAGCCGACCTCTTCATAGGCGAAGCCAGCTTCTTTGAGGCGGCGGCTGAAGATCGGGAGCTTCCACTTGTCGATGACGATGCCAGCCTTCACCGTGCATCTCCTTCGCCCGTCTCAAGCGGCGTGTCGTCGGCCTCGGGCGCGGCCGGCAGCGGCGAGTGCTTCGGCTTCGCAGCCTGCTTTGCGCGGATCCTGGCCACGAGCTCGGGCACGCTGATGCGCGCCAGCTCGGTCTCGCCCTCGGCATGCATGTCGAGGTCCTGCGCCAGGCACAGCGCCGCCAGCGTGACCATGACGCCGCCGACCTCCTGCGCCTTCTCGCCGACCGGGCGGCCGAAGGTGTAGTCCACGAGCTGGTGGGCTTCGCTGGCCGTGCAACCACAGGCCTGCACCAGCTCGAGCGCTTCTTCGAGGAAGCGGTGGTTGCGCTCCTCGCGGTCGTTGGCGATGGCCTCGCCGAAGCACTCCAGCAGCCACGGCTTCACGCGCGCCTGGAACGGCGTCAGCGCGGCATGCCACTCTGCCGGAACTTCCGGGCCGCGCTGGATGGCGTTGGCCAGATCCTGCCGGTCGTCGTACATCCAGTCGCCGGTGCGCGGGTCGTCCGCCGCCGCAACCTGGGAGGCCCACAGCAGGGCATGACGGTGACCGAGCAGGTACTTCCAGCTCGGTACATCCGGCGCCTCGGCCGCGAGCGGCAGGCCCTGCAACAGCTGCGCGGCACGCTCCATGTTCGCGGCGACTTCGCTTTCGGCGTTGTCCTCGCGCAGTGCGGCCGCGTCGTCTTCGAGGCAGGCAATCACAGCGCTGATTTCGAAGGCATCCTCGTCGCGTGAGTTGGTCTCGGGTGAAGTGGTGCTCATGGTCAGTCTCTCCAGGTGAGGCATGCCGCCGTCGAGCACCGGCCGGTCATCCGGCCGTCGATCGCGCTGGCGGTGTAGGTGAGAAGACCGCCGCACCGGAAGCACCGCATGGATGCCTTCACGGTCTCGGCGGGGCGTAGCGCCTTCGGGTCGAAGTGCTGGCGGAAGATGGCGGCCTTGGTCTGCGCAACCGCGCTGGAGAAGGCGCCGAAGCCGGGCCGCGTCATGGCTTCACCTCGAAGAAGCCCAGCGCTCCCTTGAGCGCCCGGAAGGGCAGCGGCTTGGCGTTGGCCAGCACGAAGCCGACGGCGCCCATGTACCAGGGCGAATCGCTGTGCTCGACGCAATCCACGATGTCGACCTGGCCGACGATGCCGCCGCGCTGCAGGTCGTTGAAGGGCGGCAGTTCCACGCCCAGGCGATAGCAGAATTCCGTCGTGCCGAAGTACTCCGCGCTGGTCATGCCCTGGCTGGCGTGCACGAGGACCGTGCCGCGCTCGCGGGTGCGCCAGGTCCGGTTCTCGATGGTCTTGATCCTGCCCTCGGCCAGCTCGCGAGCACGCTCTCCCGCGTGCGTGAGGTCGGGGCGGATGATCAGCCATGCCCAGGGCTGTCGGATCGACAGGGCCTTCATGGCGACGTACTCAGCCTGCATGGCGCGCCTCCCGCACATCGATCAAGGGCAGGTAGTTGCCCATGGCCAGCGGTTGCTGGGCCTCCAGGGTGACGGTCACGACCAGGCCGTGCGATCGCGCATAGTCGACCAACTGCTGGGCGTGCATCTGCGCCGCCTGGATCTCTTTGGCGCGCACGCGGTCGGGGGAGGTGTCGAGAAGCTGCATCACTCGTCTCCCGCGCGTTGCAGCGCCTTCTGCACGTCGCCCGAAAGCTGCTGGTCGGCGGCCTCAGCGAACAGCCGGCCGTAGCTCCACGTGGTGTCGCGGAACACTCGGCCGTCCTCGAAGTCTTCGAGGCACGACAGCACGTCATTCGCGATGTCCTTGTCCTCGGTGGTCTCGATCTTGAAGCTGCTCAGCGCGCCGTTGACACGGTAGGCACCCTCCGACCAGTCCGCGCGCGTTTGCGCCATAGCCACGGCCAGATTCAGCCGCTGATCCTTCTCGCGGAGCGCGTCCAGCACGTCCGACCAGGTCGACTCAAGCGGCAGCTGGTACCGCAGCAGGATGGTGGCCAGCTCCATGTCGGCCTTGCGCTTCTCGACCAGCGCAGCGGCCTCGCGCTCGCGCTTCGCCTCGGCCTGCTTGGCCTCTTCCTCGGCGCGGGCGGCGTAGGCGTCGTATTCCTGCTTCAGGCGCTCGTAGGTGATGGTGGCGAACTCGAAGCTGTCGGACGTCGGGCAATGGCGCAGGATGTCGCCGATGTAGCCGGCCGAGTGGGTGATGGTCTTCGGGTACCGGGCCCGCGACTTCGTGTCGCGCTCGGTGTACGAGGTGGGCATGCCGACCTCGGTCATCAGCGCTTCGATGCGTGCGCGCACAGCCTTGTTCGCTTCGATGGCCGGCAGATTCTTCTCGTGCGTGGCGACGTCCCGAGCGCGGGCTGCTTCCAGCTCCCGCATGGCATGGGCTGCCACAGCGCGCGGCTTGTCGGCCCCGTAGCTCATGCGGCTGGTGTAGCTTGAAGGGCTCGACATGCATTTGCCGACGGCGCCGCAGATCTCGACGGGCCGAATGGTGACTGGGTTCATACTGCGGGCCTCACAACAAGGAGATGGAAATGGCGACTCAGAACGAGCGACTTGCCGCGCACCAGGCATGGCAGGAAGCCACTAAGGCGCTGCAGGACGCGCTGTTCCCGCCGGTGGGTCATCAGCGGGCACCGCTGGACGTGGCGCAGAAGTTGGTGGCAGACCTCGAGCACAAACTCGCCGCCTTCAAAGCCGCCTACGATCTGTAGCCGCGCGCGATGACCAAGCCGACCCGCACCGCCGAGCAGCTGCAGGCCCTGCTGCTTGAGCGCATAGAGGCCATTCCCGACCTGCGCGGCCAGGTAACCGACGTGCACCGCGCCGGCGTCGTTGGAACGGGCCTCAGCGGTGACGACGGGCCCAGCTGGACGGTGCCCGTGCGCACTGACCGCGGCACGCACCGCGCCGACATCGCTCGCATCATCCGCACGCTGCAGGGGCAGTTCGACCTTGAGGATTGAGGTCACGCTGCGGCCCTCCCATAGATCTGCGCCTCGTGCGCAAAGTTGGCTCGCACGAGCGCCTCGGCCTGCGCTGGAGCAACGCTGTTGCCGCACATGCGCACCTGGGCCGTCGCGCTCAGCTTGATGCGCGGCACCGCCAGCGGGTCGGCCGCCTGCACTCCGCCGGCGAACAGCAGCGCCGGATCTGGAATCTCGTCGATGACGTAGTCGGCGGGGAAGCTCTGCGCGAGGAACAGCTCGGGCGCCTTCAGCATCCGCAGCGTGATGTCCACCAGCACCCACCACTGGCCGTCGTGCTGCATCAGCACCAGCTCTGCCAGTTCCGGGAACTGTTCGGGCAGATGCTCGTGCAGCAGGGCCGCGCACAGCCGCGCGCGCTCGCGCAGTTCGGGCGCCAAGCAGTCGGCCGGCACTTGCTCGACTTCCACCAGTCCCATGCGGCCCTTCGTCGGCAGCGTGTGCATAGGCTCGGCCAGGCCCTGCCACTGGCCGCCGCTGCTGTAGTACTTCACGCAGTAGGCGGTGATCAGGCGCTGGTTGCTGCCTGCGGAGGTGATGGTGGACATAGGCGCATCGGCGGCGCGGCCGTCGCCTTCGTAGAAGCCGCCGTTGGCCTGCTCGATGCACGCGGCCACCAGCGCCTGCTCGCCGCGGTGCGCGCCGGTGATGGTGCGCAGCGGCTCCGCAGGGTCGTTGCCCGCGCGCTCGCCGTGGTGTGTGAGGTGCGTGAGGTGAATGGCCGCCACGGCGCTGGTGGCGCCGCTGGCCGTCACGGTGTTGAGCGGCTGCTCGACGCTCCGCACGCCGTGGCTGAAGCGCTTCGTGCCATCCTTGCCCTCGCCGTGGCCCGCGTCCACCAGGTGCGCGGCGACGAGGCCCAGCGGCACACTGCCGCCCGGGCGCTTGATGAAGCTGTTCGCGGTGACGGTGTGCAGCGGCTCCTGAATGTCGTGGCCCACGCTGTTGGCGCGGAACTTTGTGATGAAAGCGCCTTCGACCACCGCATGCTTCACGCCGCCGGCGACCACGGTGCCGAGCGGGCGCGTGATGTCGAGCGCGCGCGGCTCCTGCCCAACGCGCTCGCCGTACCCGGTCTGAATCAGCGTGGCGCCCGCCAGCGCGTGATGCGTGCCGCTGGCCGAGACCGTGGAGAGCGGCGCGGCCACATCGTCGCCCTGCAGGTGGCTTTCCTCGGTGCCGCGCAGCGGGGCGATCACGGGCGCGACGACGGCATGGTGGCCGCCGGTGGTGACCGTGGAAAGCGGTGCCGAAGCTGGTGCGCCGGAGTGGCCGGTGGTGTTCGTCATCACCATCGGCCTCAGCTGCGGAGTCACCACGGAGAAGTGGCCGCCCTTCACCTGAGCGCAGATCGTCCGCAGCGGCTCGTCGGCAGCCATCGTGCGTTGGTTGCTGGCGTTCGCGTGCTCGTTGACGAATGGAGCCAGCACCGGCCCGACCGCGGCGAACCCGTTGGACGAGGTGACGGTGCGCAGCGGCTGATCGGCGCCCCAGGCGTTCGGGCCGCGGCCGGTGGTCTGCCCGTTCGCTGTGTTCGCGACGAACGGCGCCAGCACAGGTTGCGCTACGCACGAGTCAGCCTTCGAGGTGATGGTTTGCAACGGCGCGCCGACAGAGCGCGACGGCGACTGACCCATGCGGCCGCCCACGCCCACGATGAAGGGCTTCGGGCTGGCCAGGACGTGCCGCCACAGGCCCTTCGCCACGCGGCGCATGGTGTTGGCCGCCAGCGGGCGCTCGCGGCCGAACACGCTGCGCGCGGGCAGGCTGAAGTCGATGCACTCGGCGGCAGAGCGCCAGGGCAGCAGTTTGCCCGCCAGCACTGCTGCGCTGGTCGGATCGCCGTGCGTGGCATCGGGCCAGACGATGGGCAGGCCGTCGCGGCGCGCCACGAGGAACAGGCGCTTGCGGATCGTCGGCGCGCCCTGGTCGCACGCGCGCAGCTCGCGCCACTCGACGTTGTAGCCGTGGCCGCGCAGCTGGCGCACGAAGCTCTCGAACGTCTTGCCCTTGCGCGCGGGGTCCGGCCGGGCCATGCCGTCGGCGCCCACCAGCAGCGGGCCCCAGGTGGTGAATTCCTCGACGTTTTCCAGCATCAGCACGCGCGGCTTTGTCAGCGCGACCCAGCGCATGCCCACCCAGGCCAGGCCGCGGATGTGCTTCGCCACCGGCGTGCCGCCCTTGGCCTTGCTGAAGTGCTTGCAGTCGGGCGAGAGCCAGACCAGCGCCACCGGCTGATTGCGCGTGACCTTGATCGGGTCCACCTCCCACACGCTCTCCAGCAGGTGCTGGGTCAGCGGGTGGTTCATGGCGTGCATCGCCAGCGCCTCGGGGTCGTGGTTGATGGCAATGTCCACCGGACGGCCAAAGGCGGCCTCCAGGCCCGTCGACGTGCCTCCGCCGCCGGCGAAGCTGTCGATGATCAGCTCGTGCCCGAGGTCGAGCGTCAGGGTGAAGGCGTCCCGCTTCATGCTGCGTGCGCCTCCTGAAGGTCGACGACCTCGCGCACGGCCTCGGCGGTGATGCCGAGGGCCTGCGCCGCGGCGCGGGCGGCTGCCTCGCGGTCAGGATTCAGGGCGAGGGCGCGCGCGAACGCGGCCTTCACCTTCTCGATGGGGATGACGGCGAAGTCCATGGGTCAGTCGTCCTCGCCCTGGTCGTCGCTGTCTGCGTCGGCATCCGCGTCGCTGTCAGCGTCCGCATCGCCTTCGCCGCTCGCGGCGCCGTGCGTCTCCGCGAAAATGTCGCCGGCGGTCTTGCCGTCGCCTTCGGTGCTGGGCGGCGGCGGGGTGTCGGGCTTGCCCGCGCGGTAGCCCTTCTTCGCGGGCAGCAGCTCGGCCGGCGCGAGCAGCATCGCGGAAATCTCGCCTTCGCTGGCCAGGCCCGACAGCTCGCCGTAGACGTCGTTGTTCTCCAGCTCGTCGCCGTTGTATTGGATCGTGCCCATGATGGTCACGCTGCCGCCCTCGTTGATCTCGTAGTGCAGGTTGGCCAGCACGACGTCGGTGAAGTCGACGTGGTGTTCCTCGGTGCCCCAGTCCCAGACGAAGCGATAGCCGCGCCACTTCTCGCCCTTGGCGTAGTGGTAGGTGGTCGGCAGCTTCGCGTGGCGCAGGTTCGGCAGCGGGATGACGACGTCGGGCAGCGTTTCCTGGCCGGACTTCAGCGCGTTGTTGCAGTAGTGGTGTTCGCGCAGGCCCGGCTCGATCAGGTCGAGCAGGGTGTTCTCGCCCTTGAGCGAGAAGGCGATGTCGATCGCGCGCACCTTCTCGTCGCCGTGCAGCTCGCGGCGCGGGTTCGCGTTGGTGATGATGATGAAGGTGGGCTTCTCGAGCTGGAAATTCATATGGCCGTGCTCCGTGTTGAAGGTGATGTGGGAATCAGATGTGGCAGTCGACGACCGTGACGCGCTCGCTGTCGGGGAGGCTGCGCAGGGTGAGCCAGTAGTTCGCCGCGTAGTCGAGGGTCGAGCCATCGGTGGCGTCGCTCATGCCCCACCAGCCCATCGAACCGCGTTCGCTCCAGTTGCCGTCGTGCAGCAATGCCCAGGTGCTTGAATTGACCTGTGACTCGCGTTCAACGTATTGCGCGCGATCCTTGGCGGCGAGGACTCCGCTCAGCTCGCTTGCGCCATCCCACCTGTCGATGACTTCGCGTTCGACCAGGTCCTTCACGACCTGCTGGCTGTTGTAGAACTCACGCGCGGATTCGAAGGTGAACTCGCCAGCGTCACGACGCTTGAGCACACTGGCCCAGCTGTGCACCTCACGGCCCGCAATTGCAGCGGTCACGGCGTCGAAGACGCTGCCTGCCTTGCGCTGTTGCTCGGCCAGCATGCCGTCCAGATCAAGTTCTCCCACGAGGCTGGTGCTGCCGTGCGAGCCATCCTTGAACAACAGCTTGTTCGGCCAGCGCCCGCCCACGGTCCACCAGTCCCATTTCTTGTTCGGGTTGGTGCGGTTAATGACCTTCACCGGGTTGCCGTCGGCGTCGATCACCGCGTAGCCAAACTTGTGCGCGTCTTCGAGATCGGGCGATTCGTTCGCCGAGATCACCTTCCCGCCGTGGTAGTCGGCGTACCAGCCGGTGAAGGACTCGAATGGCACGTCGAGGGCTTCAGCGCCTTCGGGCACGAACAAGGCCTTGGCCCGGTAGCCACGGCCATCGCCCCAATCCTTGCTGGAATACGAGATGCCCGCAGGGCCGCTCCAACCGCTGCCGGCAAACGGACCGAGCTTGCGCGCCTCTTCAGCAGTCAGCTCTCGATAGCAAGCATCGTCGTACTTGCTGATGACGCTGCCGTCGGGCATGCGAAGCATGCTGCGCGTGGCACCCTTGAATTCCTCAATGGTCTCCGCGGTGATGTCGAGGTCCTGAACGTACTGATCGCTCGTGCCGGTGCACTCGAACTCGTGGAAGGGTTGCAGCGCGGCGGCGTGGTCAGCGCCGATGACCAGAACTGTGAAGTGAGACATGTGAACTCCGGTGAAGGTGAAGAAAGAGGGCGGCCGCTTGCGCGGCGCTGGCTGGAAAAAGGAGGAGGGAGGAGGAGATGGCCCAGCCAGGCGCGCCCGTGAAAGTGGTTCGTTAGAAAGGGATCTCGTCGTCTTCGGGATCGGTGCGCTGGACGAGCGCGACCTTCTCGACAGGGACGACGCCAGCGCGGCGCACCTCGACGGCGTGCAGCACATAGAAGTTGTGGCCAGGCCTGGACGCGGCCAGGCGCTCGGCTTCATCGCTCGCGCTCGCAGCACTGTGGTGTTGGCGGCTAGGTGGCCGGACGCCGTCCGGGTTCCACACGAGCCAGAACTCTTGTTCGTCCATGGTCAGGCCGCGACGGGCGCGGGGAACTTGTCGAAGGCAAGCGGCCTGATGTGCTCGCCGAAGAACGTGCCCTTCGACTCGGCGGCCATGAAGGCCGCGTGCACTTCCGGCTCGACGTTCGGGTACTGGTAGACGTGACCCGGCCCGCGCGTGAAGGTCACCTCCAGCGTGCGGCGCGCCGCGTCGTAGCCGATGGCTGCCACCTGGTGGGATTCCACGGGCGTCGTCGGGATGGCGACATAGGGCTTGTCGGAGAAAGCGGCCGGGGCCGCGTAGGTCTTGGGCATGGTGGTGCTCCTGAAGTTGCGGGTGGTCAGGCGGCCTGCTTGGCCTGGATGCCCTGAACGTGGGCCACGATGGCGGCCAACATGTGGGGAAAGTCGCTCTCGTGGTACCGGGGCGCGGCACGCTCGCGGCCAGCCGGTTCGAAGCCCAGGCCGCGCAGGCCTGCTTCGGTGACGGTGAAGTGCTGCAGGCGCTCGTTGATGGCGCCGATGCTCAGCGAAGGGGCGCTGGCCGGCGCCGCAGCGGCGCACACAGGCAGCGGGATGACCGCGGGAGCCGGTGCAGCGGCGGGGGCGCTACTTGGCGTTGTCGATGGCGGCGCGACAGCGGCGGAGGCCGTACTTGGCGTCAATGCGGGCGGCGTAGCGGCGGCCGCGCGTGCCTCGGCCTTCACCAGCAGCGCGCGGATCTCGGTGACCGCTGCGTCCTTGGCCTGCTGCGCCATGCTCATCAAGGAGCCGAAGCGCTCCTCGTCGATGCGCCAGGCCTCGGTCTCTGCCAGCGTGTCGCGGATGCATTCGATGGTGCCGCCAGCGCGTACACCGGCGCGGCCGAGCGTCGCAATCATGACCTGCTGCTCGATGCCCTGAATCTCGGACATGGCCATGTCCTTGCGCAGCTGCTCGCGTTGCTCTTCTTCCTTCTTCGCTTCGGCCGCGCGGTGGTCGGCGATGCGGCTCTTCACCAGCGCGGTCAGGTCGTCGGGTTCCTTCTGCACGATGACCTGCGTGTCGGGGAACAGGAACGCCAGTTCGGTGGCGTGCTCGCGCAGGGTGGCGAGGTTCAGCTGGATCCGGTCGGCCGTGGCGCTGGCTGCGATCTTGGCGTTCGCCAGCGCGGTGTCGACGGCGTTCTGCATGCTGTCGAACGAGCGCATGCCCTTGATGGCGCCGCCGAAGTCGACCTGAACGCTGGGCATGTAGGGCTTGCCCAGGCGCTGGTTCATCGCGGTGATGTGGTCGGCGAGACCCTTGACGCCGCCGGCGACGATCTCGCCCTTGCGCGCCAGCTTGCGAGCCTCGACCAGCTTGTTCAGCTCGAGGCGCGTCGCGCGCGCTTCTTCGGTGATCGCGTCGATGGTCTTGAACAGCTTGTCGATGCTCTCTGTCTGGCTGAGCGCATGCTCCTTCGCCGCCTTGAGGCGCGTCTCGACCTCGCCGCACCAGGTCACGGTCTTCGCGGCGTTCGCGAAGTCCTGGTCGGTCTGCAGGTCGCGGTTGATGCCGGCGAACACCGCCAGCGCGTGCGTGCGGTACTGCTCGAGGTTGCTGTCGGTCACCTCGCCGGTGACCTCGATGCGCAGCGCGGGCAGCGTCTCGGGCGTGCGGCCCACGGCCTCGACGACAGGTTCGGTCGGCTCGTAGGTCTCGAGGTCGCGCTCGAACTGGGCCCAGCCGGCGCGCAGGCGCGCGAACCATTCCGGGTTTGGGAACACCCAGACGAACACCATCTTCTCGGGCGTGCCGTCGGACACGACGAAGATCAGTTGCTCGGCGCCCGTGACCATCAGGATCTGCTGGCACTGGGGCATGTGCTCATCGGGCACCTGACCAGCAGCGACGATTGCGGCCAGCGTCTCGTTCCACTGCTTGTGCTCCATGGCGATGCGGTCGTCCATCGTCAAGCCGTCGCAGGATGCCGATTCCTTGCCGTCGGAGCAGGTGACCGGGTAGAGCTCTTCACCGATCAGCTTCTCGATTTGCGGTCGCGCCAGCGCCTCGACCTCGTGGCCGTGGTCCAGCACGTTGACCTGCAGCCACTCGCTGAAGGTCTTCGCGATGCCCGTCTTCTTCATGCGCAGCAGCTCGTTGCGCGTGGTCTTCTTCGACAGGCCCAGCATGGCCGCGGCCTCGCTGGCGCCGAAATGCTGCAGGCGGAACAGGTCCCAGGCGTCGGTGCCTTGCACCAGGTCGTGTGTTTGCTTCATGGTGGTGGTCCCTCAGGCGTTGAGTTCGGCGCGGCGCTTGTCGTAGAGCGCGTTGAGTTCGGTGCGGTGGGCGGGATCGGCCACGGCCTTGATGAGATCGGCCGCCACTGCCAGCGCGTCGTCGTCGGCAGCCTTGGTCAGCTGGTCGGCGACGTGGGCATAGGTCGGGCCCGGCGCCCCGCCGCCGGCCGGCGCGCGGATGGCGGTGATCTGCTCTTCGCTCAGCGGGTACTTCGTGCGCGCCTTGGCGATGACCTGGTCGGCCTTCGCGCGACCCTCGGCGATCGCTGCACGCCACTCGGGAAGGCGTTGCGCGAACAGGTCGGCGGGCCAGCACGCCGGCGCGGCGGGCGGCGGCGGCGCGCTGCCCCGCTGGGGGTCTTGGCCGTCGTCTTCTGCGGCGCCCCGACCGTCGTCATCGTTCTCGTCCTTGGTGGCCAGGCCGGTCGCCGCGAGCAGCGTGTAGCGCTGCAGGTAGGTGATGGTCGACGCGACCTGCTGGATGCCGTTCTTCTTGCCGCTGTTGTCCGGCGCGCCGTCGAGCGAAACCGATTCGCTGTGGCCGAGGCGGTGGGTGATGGTGCAGGTGACCACGATGCGGCCGCCGCCCTGCTGCAGATCCCAGCGGTGGGAGAGCCCGTGGCGGGCCATCGCCGGCACCACCACATCGGTGATGTGCGACAGCTCGGCATGCTTGTAGCCGACGAAGCCGCCCTTGTCGGTGGTGTAGCCCACCTGCTTGCGCTTGAAAATCTCGAGCGGCTCGGCCTTGAAGTCGGCCATGGCCTTCACGAAGGCCTTGCGTGCCTCGTTCGACTCCCAGCGCTCCTGCAGCTTCATCGCGCTCTCGACCAGATCGAGCGACGCGCCGCGGCTGAGCGCCGTGAGCATCATCCCGAACGGCGAGGACTCGGGCATGCTGGAGGCCAGCGCGCCGCCCTGCTGTGTTGCGGGCACTGGCGCCGAAGCGGGCCGGCTGATGGTTTCGAGTTCGAGCACTTCGGGCTCGGCAGTGGCGGTTGCGTTCACGGATTGCCTTTCAGCGAAAGAGGTTGAAGACGGAAGGGAAGAAGAGGGCGAGCAGCGCAGCGGCCAAGCCGCAGCCGCCGGCGACCCAGAGCCACGCCTTGATCAACTGCAGCAGCTCGCCGATGGAGTCCCAGGACTCGGCAACCGGATCCGGGGTGTCGTCGGGGAAGTAGTGGGGGCGGGCGCGGCTCATAGCGGGCTCCAGTTGTTGAAGATGAGAGCCACCGCGATGCCGATCACGCCGACGACATAGAGCGCCTTGTCGGCCGCGCGGTGCGACGGCTGTGGATCGGCCATGGGCACGATGACGCCGCCGGCGTTGGTGTCGCCGAAGGCCTGGGCCAGCGTGCGCGGGCACGGCGTGTGGCGCTCGTGCGTCGCATCGACGGTGCCGGCGAACTCGCGCGGGGCGGTCAGCGGGGTGTGGATCAAGCTGTGCATGCGGTCCTCGCTTTCACGGCCGCGACGACAGCGGCGCACTGCGCCACGTCGAACCAGCCGATGTGGCATTGCTCGACATCGGCGATGCCCAGCGCGCTGGCCAGCCAGGCATAGGCCTCGCTGCGCGTCATCGAACCGCCCTGCCAGAGCGGGTTGAAGGCGTCCTTGGCCTCGCTGCGCGCGCGCCGCATCTCGGGCGTGGCCAGCGTGCCGAGCGGAATGCCGGTGAAGGGGTGCAGGCCGACGTACGAATCACAGCCGGTGCACATCAGCGCCCAGGGCCAGTCGCCGTACTCACGGCCGTAGATGCAGCTGTTCTTGTCGATGAAGACAGGCGCGCCGCAGTTCGGGCACCTCTCCGGTATCGGCAGCGGGTTGCGCACACGGGCTACGGCGCGGCGCGAGGGCGCCCAGGGCGTGACAGGGCCAGTGCGCGGCGGCAGGGCAGCGCGGAGTTGATCGCGCATGGAGCGGCTCATGCTGCGCTCCCGGTGGCCTTGGTGCGGTAGCCGTCGAGCTTCGCGTTGCACGCGGCAATCTCGGCTGCGGTCGGTGCGTTGTTCATCGCCGGCACGAGCGCGGCCGCTGCCTCGTGGCAGCCCTGCACGCGCAGAAAGTGCATCAGCACGCTCTCCAGGCCGCCGAGGAATCCACCCACGGCCGCGTCGTGGCCACCGCCCGCGCGCGCGGCGATGGTGTGCCCGCTGACGTTGGCGCTGCGGATGCTGGCGACCAGCAGCGCCGCGTCGCGCTTGCTCAAGCCGCTCACAGGACACCTCGGTTCTGCTGCGACAGCGAGAAGAGGTCGGAGGGCGCGAAGTACTCCGGCGTGGCCTTCGCAGCATTCAGCGCGCGGTCGGCGGCCAGCGCCTGCTGCTCGGTGTGCGCCACGACGTGCTCGAACTCGGCATCGCCCATGTCGGTGCAGTCTTGGTCGGCAGCCAGGACCTCGGCCGGGTGCACCCAGTTGAAGGCTGCGCCGCGCCGCACGAAGCGGAAGCCCTGTTGTGCCAGCGTGCTCATGCCAGCATCCCCAGCGTGTATTCGATTTGCTTTATGGCTTCGTCCACCGAGCCGGTGAACTGGTCGCCGTAGTCCGCTGCTTCAGCTGCGCGTTGCACCTGCTGCAGCTTCGCCACCGCTTCCAGCAGGTGCTTCCTCGCGGCCACCTCGGCCATCGAGCGCAGCGGGTACTGGTCAAGCGGCGTCAGGGGGATGCAGCCATTCCGGCGGCAGTGGCTGACTGTCTCGCAGCTGTCGCACAGGCCATGAGCCTTTCCTGCCGGACTGGCTTGAGCCTGAAGTTGTCCTTGCATGTCCATCTCCTCGGTCGCCGCTGCGGAAGTGCAGGGCGTGAGGAATTATTAGTCTGACTGTTCGATCATGTCAACAGTCGGACTAATTATTTTTGGCGTAGGCTATCTGGCGCCTCCTGGCGCAGCCGGGTAGAGGAGGTCAGCGGCTGACGGAGGCGACGCGGCAGGCGCTGTTCAGGTAGTCGGTGGCCACCGCCCACGGCGCCACGTTCGGGTCGCTCTGCGCTTTCTTGACGAAGCCGACGGTGACCCAGCCAGAAGACCGTGCCGTGCGACGGTCGAGCGACGCATCGGAGGTCCAGCCGACCTGGTTCGCCGCGCTGGCCTCCACTGGCGTGCAGCCGAACTTCTGCAGGTAGGCGCGGGTGTGCGAGGCCGACAGCGTGGCCGAATCGAAGCCGTAGCGCTCGAAGGCGCTGGCCGCTGCTGCTTGATCGTGGCAGACCACGGCAGCCGGGCCCTTGAACATCGGGCAAATTGCCGTCACGGGGCGCGCCGCTCCGGCGCAGGGCATCCAGGTTTGCTGGTAGGCCGGCGCGCTGTCGGGGCCGAGGCACCAGCCGGCTTTCTTGATCTGGTTGAACTTCCGGTCGCGCTGCGTGCACGCTTTCTGTGTGGCCGGGCTGTCTCCGCTTCCGCCGCGGCATGCCTCATCGAGCGGATCAAGTTGCTCGATCAGTCGCGCGACATTGGCGGGTGGCTGGGCGGCGTGCGCCGCACCAGCGATGGCGAGGGCCAGAGGGATCAGGTACGGCAGGCGGCGCATGTCAGAAGTCCTCGCTTTTCCATGCCTTCACCACGCGGGCGAAGATTTCGAAGTCCATTCCCTTGACGATGTCGAACGGCTCGTAGTCCTGATTCGCCGACTTCGCCCGGATGATTGTGCCGTTGAGGGTGGGGATGCGCTGCAGGCGCTTGACGAACCCTTCTTCGCCGACGCGGAAGAAGTAGATGCCGTCGATATCCGCCTTGTTGATCCCGGTGTCGACCAGCAGCGGGTCGCCCGGGTTGAAGACGCCTTTCATCGAGTCGCCGAAGCCGGTGACGATCGCCAAGTTTTCCGGGCTCGTGATCCGGTGCACGTTCTTCTGCAGCCATTCCTGGCTGACGGTCCAGCTGCGGATGACGCCAGGCTGCTCTTTCAGGATCACGCCATGTCCCATCGCGCCCCCCGTGTCGTATTGACTGATCCGAACCGCATCTTCGACCACCTCCGAGACGGTGCGCGTGGAGCGGGCAGCGTCCTCTTCGTGCGCCGCCAGGGCGCTGTTGCTGAGCTTGCGAATCTCCTCGGCGATGGACGGGCTGAAAGCTCCAACGTCCACGCCCAGGAGCGCGGCGAACTTGGACGCCGCATCGGCGTTGAGTGGAATCTTCCCGTTGAGGTACTGGTTGAGGGCGCTCTGGCCGAAGCCCAACTGCTCCGAGCACCAGTCCTGTGAGCACGGCAGCTTTTCCTTTCGACGATCAGCCTGCCACGCGACGAATAGGTCTTTGAGGCGGTTGGCATCACCGAGCTGGCGGACGGTCAGAGGTTGGGCGGGCATCGCTTGAGCCTATTAGTGGGGCTCATCACGAGCAAACAGTCGGGCTGATAAAAAGTTTGACTAAAACGATCAGTCGGACTAATAATTCCGACATGAACCCAATCAAAGCAATTCGCGAGCGCCTGGGCATGACTCAGCTGGAGCTGGCCGCCGAACTCGATTGCTCGCAGAGCAACGTGTCCTTCATCGAGAAGGGGCAGTCGGTCCTTCAACCGATGGCGAAGGCGCTGATCGCGGTGGCCGCCAAGCGTGGCCTGGCCATCACCTACGACCACGTCTACGGCGATCAGGAGCTGCCCCCAGTCCCCGCTGAAGAAGAAGCGAAGGCGGCTTGAGCCATGCGCCTCGCCCGCCTGTTCACTCGCCTGCTGGCCTACGCCATGGCCGCCGTCGCATGCGGGCTCGCGCTCGCCGCGTTCTGCAACTGCCGGCCAGGTGCCGCGGCCCTCGCGCTCGGCGCCGGCGGCTTCTTCTTCCTGATCCTGCTGCGCGACTGCGCGCTCAACGAGCAGCCGCTGCAGGACTTCGAGGCCCAGTTCATGGATTGAAGACCACCCATGCGCGTCTTTTCTGATGTGCCCACCAGTGCCTCCGTGTTCCCGCGGGGGGCCTCCCAAAGGGGCGCGTGCACTGGCTGGGTACATCAGAAAGGTCGTGATCTTGAGCGTCGTCATGGCCCTTATTTTTTTGCCCGACCCAACCGGTTAGGCAACTGGTTAGACGCTGAAATTTTCCTATCGAGAGGCCCCTTGATGGACCAAATGGAGTTCCGGCTCTTGGAGCGTGTACACGCACCAAGCGTCGTCCCTGAGCAATGGGTGAAATACGCAAAAACCTACCGCGCTGCGGTGCGTGTCGCTTGGACGTTGCGGCGCATGAAGGCCGCGAAGCCCGCCGACATGGCGCGCGACATGGGCTTCTACGCCCAGCACATCAGCGACTGGCTGGCCGAGGACGACAGAAAGACACGTCGCAGCCTGCCGGCCACGGAGATCCCGGACTTCGAGTCCTGGGTCGGCAACACCCTGGTTTCGCAGTGGCTGGCGTTCCACGCCAAGCTGACCGTGCTCGAGCAGATCACGGCTTCGCAGCTGCAGGCCTGACGACGAGGAGCGCACGAGCATGACGAGCATCTACTGGCCCGGCACGCGCATCGTGCGCTCGACCCACAACGGTTTCACGCTCGGCCTCACCGGCGAGCCCGTGAACTGGAAGCCGCTGCAGCGTTCCGCGAACGCCCGCCGCAGGAGCACCGCGAACGTCGATCAGGCCCGCGCCACCGGCAAGGACCTGTCGACGATGCACGGCATCTCGAAGAAGGCGGACACGCGCATCGCCGCGCAGCGCGCGCGGAAGGCAGGGCGGTGATGGACTATGCCGACTTCCTCCGCGCCAAGATCCGCATGGCCCAGTTCAAGGGCTTCGACGTTCCGCTCGAGCAGATCAACCCCGCCCTGAAGCCGCACACCCGCGACATCGTACGCTGGGCAGTGCAGGGCGGTCAGCGCGCCATCTTCGCCAGTTTCGGCCTGCACAAGACTGCGACCCAGCTGGAAATCTTCCGGCAGATCGGCATGGCTCGGCCCGAGCTGTTCCGCCTGCAAATCGCCCCGCTTGGCGTGCGGCAGGAGTTCCGCGACGAGATCACCGCGCGCTTCCAGGGCGCGCACGCCATCGACATGCGCTTCGTGCGCCGCGACAGCGAGATCGACGACCCGGCCACTCTGTACCTGACCAACTACGAGGCCGTGCGCGAGGGCAACATCACGGTGGGCCACTTCGGCGCCACCAGCCTCGACGAAGCCAGCGTGCTGCGCAGCTACGGCAGCAAGACCTACCAGGAGTTCCTGCCGGCCTTCGCACCGGTCGAGTTCAAGTTCGTGGCCACCGCCACGCCGAGCCCGAACCGATTCAAGGAGCTGATCCACTACGCCGGCTACCTCGGCGTCATGGACACCGGCCAGGCCCTCACGCGCTTCTTCCAGCGCGACAGCGAGAAGGCCGGCAACCTGACCCTCTACCCGCACAAGGAAGAGGAGTTCTGGCTCTGGGTGGCCAGCTGGGCGGTTTTCATCCAGCGCCCCAGCGACCTGGGCCACTCCGACGAGGGCTACGTGCTGCCCGCGCTCGACGTCCGTTACCACGAGGTGCCGAGCGACTACGCCGCGGCGGGCACCGAGAAGAACGGCCAGGGCCTGCTGATCCCCGACGTGGCGATGGGCCTGTCGGCGGCGGCCAGCGAGAAGCGCGGCAGCATGCCGGCGCGCGTGGCCAAGGTGCAGGAGCTGGTCAGCGCGGATCCTGCTGACCACTTCATCGTCTGGCACGACCTCGAAGACGAGCGCCACGCCATCCAGCAGGCGATTCCCGAGGCGGTCAGCGTCTGGGGCTCTCAAGACCTGGAAGAGCGCGAGTCGCGCATCGTGGCCTTCGGCAACGGCGAGCACCGCGTGCTGTCCACCAAGCCGGTGATCGCCGGCAGCGGCTGCAACTTCCAGCGCCACTGCCACCGCGAGATCTTCGCGGGCATCGGCTTCAAGTTCAACGACTTCATCCAGAGCATCCACCGGGTCCAGCGCTTCGGCCAGGCCCACGCGGTGCGCATCGACATCGTGCACACCGAAGCCGAGCGGGAGGTGCTGCGCAGCCTGCTGGCCAAGTGGGCACAGCACGAAGAAATGGGCCAGAAGATGACCGACATCATTCGCAAGTACGGACTGAGCCAACTCGCGATGCAGGATGCTCTCGCGCGTTCCATCGGCGTGAAGCGCATCGAGGTCCGCAGCGACCTGTTCACGGTGGCGCAAAACGACTGCGTCGAAGAGGCTCGGTTGCAGCCGGAGAACTCCGTCGACCAGATCATCACGAGCGTCCCGTTCGCGAACCACTACGAATACACGCCGAGCTACAACGACTTCGGCCACACGCAGGACAACGCGCACTTCTGGGCGCAGATGGATTTCCTGACACCCGAGCTGCTGCGGATCCTGAAGCCTGGCCGCATCTACTGCTGCCACGTGAAGGACCGGATCAACTTCGGCAACGTCACCGGCGCCGGCATTCCCACCGTCAGCCCATTCCATGCCGAGGCGCTTTTCCATGGCCTGAAGCACGGCTTCGACTACATGGGGATGATCACGGTGGTGACCGACGTGGTGCGGGAGAACAACCAAACGTACCGCCTCGGCTACACCGAGATGTGCAAGGACGGCACGAAGATGGGCGTGGGCTCGCCCGAGTACATCCTGCTGTTCCACAAGCCGCAGACGGACCGCTCCCGCGGCTACGCCGACGTGCCCGTGGTGAAGTCCAAGGCCGAGTACAGCCTCGCGCGCTGGCAGGTCGATGCGCATGCGCTGTGGCGCTCCAGCGGCGACCGCCTGCTGACGGCCGAAGAGATGGCCAGCTATGGGCCCGCAAAGCTGGCCAAGATCTTCACGCAGCACAGTCTGGCCAACGTCTACGACTTCGACTTCCACGTTCGAATCGGTGAGGAGCTGCTGGCGCGGCAGGCGCTCCCGAGCACATTCATGAGCCTTGCGCCCGGCAGCCACCATGCGGATGTCTGGCACGACGTGGTGCGCATGCTGACGCTCAATGGCGAGCAGTCAAGCCGCGCGGTCGAGAAGCATGTCTGCCCGCTGCAGTTCGACATCGTCGACCGCCTGATCGAGCGCTACAGCAACAAGGGCGACGTGATCTACGACCCGTTCTGTGGGCTCGGCACCGTCCCCGTGCGCGCTATCAAGGCCGGCCGCCGCGGCGCTGGCTCGGAGCTGAACCCGGCGTACTTCCTCGACCAGGTGCACTACCTGCGCGCCGCTGAGCGTGACGCCAGCATGCCCAGTCTGTTCGACTTCGAGGTGCCCGAGACCGAAGCGGAGGCCGCATGACGCCCCTCCAGATCAAGATCGCTCGCCGGCGCGAGCACCAGATCCTGGCCGAGGGGCTGGCCATCGAGATCGCAATGGACCTGGGCGAGCGCGACGAGGCTGACCGGCACCGCCGCGAGATGGAAGCGCTGATCGCCGCGCGCGAGGCGGCGCTGCAGCTCGAGGAAGAGGAGGGCGCCAGCTACTTCGAGGCTGCGGGTCAGGTCGCGGCCATCCAGGCTGACGCGCGGAGGGCGGTGAGCGCGTGACTGATTCTGCCGAAAAGACAAAGCGGCCGGCGTCCCAGTACTACTGGGGCGACTGGTGGAAGGACAAGGGGTTGCACTCGTGTTCGCTGACGGCGCGCGGCCTGTGGCATGAGATGAACTGCCTGATGCATGAGGGCGAGCCCTACGGGCACCTGACGCTGAACGGCCGCCCGATGTCGATCGCGCAGCTGGCCAACCAGTGCCGCATCACGCCGAACGTCTGCAAGAAGCTGCTGGACGAGCTGATGGCGGCCGGCGTGCCCTCTGTGGGCGATGCGGGCGTAATCTTCAGCCGTCGCATGGTGCGCGACGAGGCCGTCAGGAATGCCCGTGCCGCTGGCGGGAAGGCTGGCGCCGAACACGGGTTCAAGGGCGCCGAGGCGGGTAAGAAGGGGGGTAGGCCGAAGCAGTCGAAGGGGGTTGAAAAAACCCCCCTTCATGGTGCCGAAGAACCCCCCCCTTCTTCTTCATCTTCTTCTTCACCTTCAGATCTATTTCCGGAAGCTAACGCTTCCTCGTCGGCGGCCGAGCCGCCGGCATGCCCCCATGCCCGACTGCTCGACCTCTTTGCCGAACTCGTGCCCGAGCTGCCACAGCCGCGGCGCGAGATGTGGGCCGACGGCAAGGGCGCGGAGGCCATGCGCCAGCGCTGGAAGTGGCTGCTGACGGCCAAGCGCAGCACGAACGGCCACCGGTACGCCAGCACCACGGAGGAGGGCGTGGAGTGGTTCCGCCGCTTCTTCGAGGCCGTGGGCGCATCGGACTTCCTGACCGGCCGCAACGGCGCATGGCGCGGCTGTGACCTCACCTGGCTGATGGGCAAAGAGAACTTCACCAAGGTGGTGCAGGGCAACTACACGAACAAGGATCAAGCGTCATGAACGACCGAGTCGATGAATCCCTCTTGGCACCGGCGGTGCTGTGGAGCCCTGATGCCGAAACTTCGCTGCTCGGCGCGCTGCTGCTGGAAAACAGCCTGTGGGATCGCGTGGGCGACATGGTCTCCGAGACCGACTTCTTCAAAAACGAGCACAAGCTGATCTTCGGCGCGTTGAGCGGCATGCTCAATGCCTGCAAGCCGGCCGACGTGCTCACGGTCTTCGACCAGCTGCAGCGCAGCCGCAAGGCCGACATGGTGGGGCTGACGGACCTGCACGCACTCACCCAGTACGTTCCGAGCGCATCCAGCGTGCGGCAGTACGCGCTGATCGTGCGCGACTTTGCGCTACGCCGGAAGCTGATGCTGGCCAGCACCCAGATTCACGAGCTGGCCTGCCAGCGCGGCGTGGGCTTCGAGGAGACGCTTGATCAGGCGACCGCGCTGCTGACGCCGCTGTTCGACGCGGACAAGAGCGAGGCCTGGCTGGACATGGACGATGGAATGGTCCAGTTCCTCGACGGCATCCAGCGCCGCCACGACGGAGAGGAAGACTTCCTGTCGACCGGGATCAAGTCGCTCGACGACCGGCTCGACGGTGGCATGCGGCGCGGCGAGGTCATCGTCATCGCCGGCCGCCCGGGCATGGGCAAGACGGCGCTGGCCATGTCCATCGCGGATCACATCTGCGGCATGAGCGAACCCGTGGGCGTGCTGTCGATGGAGATGCCGAAGGCGCAACTGACCACGCGAGTCGTGTCGATGCGCTCGAACGTGCCATTGCACAAGCTCAAGCGGCCCGAGCGCATGAACGACTACGACTGGAGCGAGATGACGCGCGCGGTCGACCAGCTGCGCTGCCTGCCGCTGTTCATCGACGACCAGACGGCGCTCAACATCAACCAGCTGCGCTCGAAGGCGCGCGCGCTGAAGCGCCGCCGCGGCCTGCGCCTGCTGGTGGTGGACTACATCGGGCTGATGGAGGGCACGGACCGCAAGGCCAACCGCGCCACGCAGCTCGGCGAGGTCAGCCGCGGCATCAAGGCGCTGGCCAAGGAGCTGGACTGCACCATCCTGCTGCTGGCCCAGCTGAACCGCGAGGTCGAGAAGCGTCCGAACATGCGTCCCATCATGGCCGACCTGCGCGAGTGCGGCGACATCGAGCAGGACGCCGACATCATCGCGTTCGTTCACCGCCCGGCGCATGTGAAGCCCGACCTGGGCCCGGAGTGGAAGCACTACGCCGAAATCATCATCGGCAAGCAGCGAGACGGCCAGACCGGGCTCGTCGATTCGCAGTACACAGGCGACACCGTGAGGTTCTGCGATTGGGTGGGGGACCGGCCCACCTCGATGGTGCGCACGAAGGGAGCCGACCTGTGATCAACATCGGCATCGATCCTGGCATCGCCGGCGCCGTGGCGTTCGTTGACAGCGCGACGGGCCGCGCGCAGGTGTTTGACCTGCCCATCCATCGGACCGACCGGCGCATTGACGGCCTGGCCCTGGCGCTGCTGATGCGCGAGCATGCACCGGCAGCAGTCGGCGGCCGCGTGTTCCTCGAGAAGCTCCACGCGCGCGCCAGCGGGGGCGGCATGCAGCAGATGGGTTCCATGATGAAGACCGTCGGCATCATCATCGGCGCCATCGACTGCACGAAGTTCCCGCTGGTCGAAGTCGTTCCCCAGACTTGGAAGCGCACGTTCGGCCTGATCGACGCGCCCAGCGCCTTCAGCGCGAAGAAGACGGACGCGGAGCGCAAGGCCGGCTCACTGGCTGTCGCGCGGCGGCTCTATCCGGCGTTGGAAGCGGAACTCCGGCGCGCCAAGGACGACGGCCGCGCCGAGGCGCTGCTGATCGCCCACTGGGGAAAGGTCACCCAGTCATGAAGTGGACCGAAGGCATCATCGCCAGCATCATTGCCCGCCAGACGCTGGCGAAGAAGTGCATCCTGCTGGTCGACCGCTGCAACTGGACGGGCGCCGAGTGCGACGTGCTGGGCGTCACGATGGACCTGCGCGTCATCGACGTGGAGGTGAAGATCAGCCGCGCCGACCTGAAGGCTGACGCGAAGAAGGACAAGTGGTGGAAGCGCGTCACGTGGCGCGATGAGCCCGGGCCGCCACAGCTGCGCCCGCACCCGCCGAAGGTCTGGAAACACTACTACGCTTTGCCGGCCGAGATCTGGAAGCCCGAGCTGTTGGCTTTCCTACCGTCGCCCGCCAGCGGCGTGCTGCTGGTGCGTGAGCGCGGCAGCATGCTGGAGGCCTACTGCGAGCGCCGCGCGACGCCGAACAAGGACGCCGCCCGCCTGTCGCCGGCGTCGGTCATCGACATCGCTCGGCTGGCGAACCTGCGCATGTGGGACGCCTACGGCAGCGCCGAGAAGGCGCAGCGCGAGATCCGTGAACTGCGCCAGCGCGTGGAAGGGGAAACGGCATGACCATCTGCGCCCGCTGCCACCGTTGGCTTCACCGCACGCCCGTGTTCGTCGCCGGCATGGCGCTCGGTCCGAAGTGCGCAACCGCCGTGGCTGGCTCGAAGCCGCGCCGCACGGCCATCACCACCGCGCTGCGCCCGGCTGATGCGCGTCAGCGCGATCTCTTCTCCGAGGCAACACCATGATCGAGCAACGCCTGATGTCGAGCCCGCGCAGCGCGCACGAGACCTTCAACGAGCTGTACGGCATCGCCAAGGAAAAGACCAAGACCGGCGCGCGGTACCTGCTGCAGCTGGTCAGCACCAACGACTACTACCGGCACCAGCTGCGCAAGGCCTTCCATGGCCCGGTGCTGCGCGACATCGCCGAGCAGGTCTGGGTGCTGGATGAGCAGCGCGGCGTGCGCGTGCGGTACGTGCCCCTGGCCTGGAAGCACTACTTCGCCGAGCTTTTCATCGAGCCGACCTTCGAGGAATACAAGGTGCGCGGCACCGGCGAGATCAAGGTGCGCCAGCGCCGGCGCAGCACCGAGGCGCTGACGGATGACGAATTCGCCGAGTTCCTGCTGAAGGTGCAGGCGCATGCCGTCACCGAGCTGGGCGTGGTCTTCACCGAGCAGGAGGAGGGCACATGATTTTCCCACCCATCGAGACGGACAACGTTCACGCGTTGCCTGTGAAGCCGCGCCCAGCACCGGACGATGGCGCAATGCTGCAGCCCGTGCCGCACACACAGTGCCAGCACCACCTCGCGGTCTTCACCATCGACCTTGACGCCGGCAAATGCTTTTGCAAGCGCTGCGCCGGGGAGGTGTCGCCCATGTTCGTGCTCGAGCAGCTCATGCGGCAGGAGAGCCGCTGGATGCAGACGATGGCGACATACCAGGACCAGATGAAGCGCCTGGCCGAGCGCTCGCGCACGAAGTGTCAGCACTGCGGCGAGATGACGCGGGTGAGCCACAGATGAAGCGCACTCCCATGTCGCGCGGCACCGGCTTCAAGCGCCGCGCGCCCACCACTCGAGCACCAGCAAGAAGTGAGGCTGCATGCGGGCTGCCGGCCGACCACGCGGCTATCGAGCATCAGGTGCCGACCACCCTTGTGCGCGCCGCGCGCCGCGGCACCTACGCCGCGCCGCCGGCCGCCGCCGCGATTCCCAAGACGCCGCGTGCCGCGAACCGGCACCTTCTCAACATGGCGCACGGCAAGCCTTGCCTGATTCGCAGCCCGATTTGTGTAGGTGGCACCGAGACCACTGTGGCGTGCCACGGTGGCGGCGTCGCCGCCGGCAAGGGCCTTGGCTACAAGCTGCACGACTGGCGTACCGCCTGGGGCTGCTACCGCTGCAACCACTACACCGACGCCTACGGCGGCGCCACGCGCGCGCAGAAGGGCGCCGCTTTCGACATCGGCTTCCTGCGCCAGGTGCTGGAGTGGCGCGCCATCGTCGCCGACATCACCCAGCCCGCCAAAGACCGCCTCGCGGCCCAGTGGGCACTGGACCACATCAACGCAACGCCCGTAGGGCAAGGAGACGGCGCATGAAGGTCGACATCGACGCGGAAGGCGTCTTAGTGGTGACGCCAGAGACTGGCTTGGAAGCATTCGCGCTCAACGCGTGGTTCGATGAACTGGAGCGCCGCGTGACCTGGAAGCAAATGAACGACAGCAAGGGCGGCATCGTCATCAAGCCAGTCGCAAAAGGAGAGAAACCATGAATTGCATCAAGGGCGATCTCGCCATCACGAAGGGCGCGCCGATGGACAACGACCTGTTGGTCGATGTTCTCGAAACGCGCGAAGTGCACGCTGTCTACGGACCGATGTGGCTCGTGCGATCGCTGGGTTCGCCGTTCCACATCGACCCTGGTGTGCGCGACGCCTTCGCAATTTGGCCGGACTGCATGTTGCGGCCTATTCGCCACCCCGGCGACGACGCCGTAGATGAGACCTTGCTGATGTTCCGCATCCCGGAGTTCGACACGGTATGAGCGCCGGCCTCACGCTCAAACAGGCCGAAGTGCTCGCCTTCATGCGCGAGTTCTTCGAAGCCAACGACCAACTGCCGCCGGCCAGTGTTCTGCGCGTCCGCTTCGGCTGGGCTAGCGAGAACTCGGCCGCCACCTACCTGATCACGCTGGCGAAGAAGGGCTACATCGAGCACAACGCCGTCGGCAAGTACCGTTTCACGAGGAACACAGCGTGCGCAAGCAATGCCGCCGCAAGCACTACGCCCTGAGCAACCCAATCGCCCTGGCCATAGCCGGCGCATGCATCACCGATGACGGCCGGCTCGACAAGCTGCGTCTGCTCGAGCTGTCGGCCATCGATGCCTTCGCGCGCGGCGCGGCCACGGTCGACGATTGGCGCACGGTGGCCGACCTCACGAACCTGGCTCAGACCATGTGCGAGATGGGCATTGGGCCGGAGGTGCTGCCCGCGGCGATGCAGGTCGAGAGCGTGCTGGGCGAGTCGCACAAGCGCTTCAAGGTCACCGGCCGCATGGGCACCACCGGGCTCGGCCTGCGGGCCATGCGCGAACTGCAGGAATGGCACCACCTGCAACGCACGGCCGTGGCCCGGTCGGTTTACGAGCGCGCCATCGAGCGCACCCACAACAGGATCCGCAGCGCGCACCCGAGCGTGAAAGTCTGCGTGGCCTGACATCGAGAACAGGAAGGAACCATGACCACAGAGAGCAACGCCCCCACCATCGAAGAGCGCTACAGCAGCGCCACCAACGCCAGCAACCTGAAGGTCGAGCGCGACCACCTCCGCCGCAATGTGGCCGACATCCTGATCGCGGCCGGCTGGAGCCGGCATGGATTCGGCACTTCGTTGATGCGCCTGCAGAGCGAGTGGGACGGCAGCGCCAAGCCGCGCCCGCTGTCGGCCGCCGCTATCCGTGTGCTGGCTGGCACCTTCGAAAAGGAGCGGGGCCCAGACGGCAAGGTGCAGGTCGAAGCGCTCGGCCCCGAAGCCGCGGCCAAGCGACGCGAGGGCCGCCCTGGTGGCTACGAGCGCGTGACGCCGCCGGAGGCCGCACGGCGCCAGGCTCACGAATGGCACATGCACGACCTCGGTCTGCTGTTCCAGAAGCTGAAGACTCTCCCGGAAGTGCGCGACATGCTCATGTCCTGGGGTTCGTGCCAGGGCATCGAAAGCGCCGGCGTTAAGGCAGCCAGCGTGATCGCATGGTGGCTGAACCACACCTGCCCAATGTGCAACGGTGGCGGCTACGAGCTCGTGCTGGGAACGAACCGGCAGTCGAATCGGCTTTGCACGCACTGCAAGGGGTCGAAGCGGGTGAAGCTGCCCTACGGAATGGACGGATCGGCGATGGTCGGTGAGATCGAACGCTCGCTGCACCAGGCCACGTGCAGCATGGGGGCGGCCACGTCGAATCGTTCGCGCCCGGCTAGGATGGAGCCATGACAGCAGAACGCTCAGAGCCGAAGCTCCAGAACACTGCACGGATCGGCCGCTTTTATTGCCTCACTTGCGGATGGCCGGTCGTGACGGCTTGCTGCAACGATGCGATGGGGGTGCTTCATCCGGACTCTGACTGGTGGGCCTACTGTTCAAACCAGGGATGTTTGCGCCACCCGGGAACAGAGATGGGTCAGTCCGCCGACACAAGTTGGATGGAAAGCATCCCGGAGGCCTTGCAAGTATGAAAACCTCTGAACTCACCGGCGCGCAACTCGACTACTGCGTTGTGCGCACGCTGATGGAACCGTTCAAGGGCCGCGCGCTGAACGACGAAACCAAGGCGGACATAGTCGAAGCCTTTGGGCTGGGTGCTGATGTGCCATTTCGGCCGTCGACCAATTGGGCGCATGGCGGCCCGATCATTGAGCGCGAAGGCATCAGCCTCATGCAATGGGAAGTGCCCAACGACGATGGCACGCTCTGGACCGCGAGGAACCTTACCGCCACGGTTCACCAATCTGGGCCCACCGCTCTCTTCGCCGCCATGCGCGCCTACGTCGCCTCGAAGTTCGGGGAAGAGGTGCCGGATGAGTAGCAGCATGGAAATCGCTGACGCACGCCTCTATGCCGATGGCATGCGCCAGCAGATCAAGCGCTTCGCCACGCTGACCATTCAGTTGGAAATCGTTGATGACGTTCGGCAATGGTGCCTTGAAAATGAGACTGCGGGATGCATCGGGAATCCGGTCGGGATCGCCATCGGCTGTACCGGCGGCTATCTTGATGGCCTCATTCTGGTACGGCAAAAAATCGATGCATCCCTCGTGAGGGGGGTCACCTCGCGGATCATGATTCCCTCGGCGCAATCTCTCCTGGCGACGCCTCAGGCGTGGCTGGACTTCTTGGTCCTGCACGAACTCGCGCACCTGGAGAACAAGTGGGGTCAAGAGCGAGAAGACGACTGCGACAGCTGGGCCATGGAGCGATTTCTGGCCGGTCGAAAGCAAAACGACTGAACTCCGGCGCTGCTTGACGCGGGCAAACTCCTACATACAATCGCCGCCCCATCGAGAACGGACCGTCCTGCTGAGGCCGTCGCCCCTCGTACAACGGCACCAGCCTACATAGACCATCACGCTTGAAACACAGCGCGTTTGCCCTCGATGGGGAAGGTGCCTCCAGAATTCCCAAGCCGCCCACCGAGGCGGCTTTTTCGTATCCGAAGCCCGTGGAAACCGTTCCCAGGCATCGAGAGCCGGCTACTCCACCGCTGGGGTGGCACAGCTTGGGTGTGGCGAACCCTTAACGGCGCAAGTCAAGCCTTGACCAAGACCGCCTCAGATCGCTTCGTGCATCGGGCCTAACTCGGGCGTCATGCCGCCGGATCGCGTAACCGGCACCCTTTTTTCCCGTCATGGCAAGGGCCCCCGCCGGTAGCCGCGGCATCGACACCTGAGGTATCCCATGCTCACCACCCGATCCCGCTTCCTCACCTTGGCCTTTGCTGCCGCCGCCCTCGTGGCCGGCAGCGTCACCGGCGCGTTCGAACGCGTGGCGACAGTCTGTACCACCGCCTACCGCTTCGCGTGTGACTTCGTGGCCAGCGTGCCCGCCGCGTTCGAAGTGCCGCGCCTGGCCCTGCTGTCGCGCCCGGTCGAACTCGTGCAGGCCTGCGCCTATGCCCTGGGCCGGGCCAAGCGCGAGCGCCCGCACGTGCGCAGCCAGTGGCGCATGTGCCCGTCAATCTGAAGAAGTTTCGAAATTTCGAAATTTCGCAATCTCAGGAACGCCCCACCCGGAGCGTTTTTGCATTGGGCCGCGAGCCGGCCCAGCGCAAAGACTTCCAACAGGAGAACGCCATGTCCCTCGTGACCGAAATCGAATCGCTGTTCCAGGACCTGCGCACGAAGGTGGGCGGCTTCACGTCCGACGCAGAGCTGCACTTCACCAACTTCCTGCACCTGGCCCGCTCGGAAGAAGCAGCTGCCGAGGCGCGTGGCGAGCCTGTGGCGTCCGCGCCGGCACCTGCTGCAGCTCCTGCATCGGCACCCGTCGCGCCCGTACCAGAAGCATCGCCCGAAGCCGAATCGGACACCTCCGCCACCTGACCCCAGTTCCAGAGCGCACCCCCGCGCTGCCGCCATTCCCTCCCGGCGGTTCTGCGCGTTGCTCTAACCCCAGCGGTGCGGTGGGTTGAAACCGCCCGCCCCGTGGCCGCCGCCGGCATAGCTCCCTTTCCTCCTTTCGGGACGCCGGCGGCGTGTCCGGCCCATCGGATGCCGTACATGGAGACTCGAGCTGTCACCGTCGAAATCACGGTAGCGTGGTGGTTCGGCTGGTACGTCGCCACGCTGATGCTGGTCGCGGCCCTGATGTGCACCGAGCCCGATCCCGAGAAGCTGGCCCGAGTGCTCCTCAGAGCCATCCGGGTGCGCACGGTGCGCTGATGTTCAACATCTCGATCAAGGCCGATGTCGCCCGCGTGGAGCGCACGCTCTCCGCCTTCGCCTATAAGCAGATGCCGTACGCCACGGCGCTCGCTCTGACAGGCCTCGCCAAGATCGTTCAGGCCGGCGAGCAGGATGCGATGGACTCGGTATTCGACCGGCCCACGCCCTTCACCAAGAAGTCGGTCGGCGTCAGGGCCGCTCGCAAGGACACGCTGGAGGCGCTGGTCTACGTCAAGGACATCGCAGCCGCCTACCTCGAGCCCTACGAGACAGGCGGCACCAACAAGCTCAACAGCCGCGCGCTGCTGAAGCCTGTGAACGCTCCACTGAACCAGTACGGCAACCTGTCCAAGAACAAGCTGGCCCAGCTCAAGGCCAAGGGCAACACCTTCGTAGGCAAGATCAAAGGCAAGAGCGGCGAGGTCATCAATGGCGTATGGCAGCGCACCCCCGCAGCCAGGGGCAAGCCAGCAGGCATGAAGCTCCTCATCCGCTTCGGTGATGCCCACCCCATCAAGCAGCGCCTCGACTACAGGCAGCGCGCAGAGCAGCTGGTGCGCTCGAACTTCAACAGGGAGATGGGCAAGGCGCTCGCCAAGGCCATCGCCAGCGCGAAGTGACCCGTCCTGACCAGCCTCGACGCCCGATCCAGCCGGCATGCACCACCATGGGGCATCCGGGAGGGTGTTGCGAGATTGCAACGGGTCCTTCCGGGGTCAGGCTGCATCGCGGGCATTGCGCGCCGCGTTTCTCGGCCGGCGCTGAGTTCAAAACAATGTCCGCACAGGATGTCCGCACCTATGGCTGAAGCAGTGACGGGCCGCGAGTTCGCGCGGCTGGAGGGTTGCGACGAGAAGCAGGTGCGGCGGGCGTTGGCGCGTGGGCTGCTGGTGGCCGATGCCGAGGGAAAGCTCGATCCCGCGCAGGTTGGCAGCGGGTGGCGCAAGCCGCGTGCGGACAGCAAGGAAGCGCCGCCGAAAGCACCTGCAGCGCCGCGCGCGAAGAAGGCTGCGGACACCGGTGCGGACAAGGCGAGGGCTCCGAAGAATGTCCGCACGCCGGCGAAGGCCGAGCCCGAAGCGGTCGATGGCGTGCCGGTGGTGCAGAGCGCCGACGGCGCCAGCCTCAAGCGGGCAGTGGCTCACAAGGAAGACTACGCCGGCCGGCTGAAGGAACTGGAGTACCGCCAGCGCGCCGGCGAGGTCATCAGCCTTGAGCTGGCCAAGCAGGTGCTGTTCACGGAGTTCAGGGCCGCGCGCGATGCGTGGCTGAACTGGCCCACGCGGTACGCCGCGCTGATCGCGGCCGAGCTTGGCATCGAAGAAGCAGACCGGCTTGCGGAGACCCTGACCACGTATGTTCACAAGCAACTTGCCTCCCTGGGAGAGCCCAGCGGACAGTTCCGCAAAGGCTGAGCTTCTCAGGAAGGAAGTTGCCGCCGGCTGGTCCACGCCGCCGCGGATGTCGGTGCCGGCCTGGGCCGACGAGTTCCGCAAGCTGGCCAAGGGCTTCGGCGCCGTGTCTGGCGACTGGGAAACCTCGACCGTGGAGGTGGCGCGCGGCCCGATGCTGGCGGTCACCGAGCCGGGCGTTCGGACGATCACGGCGATGTGCGCCACGCAGTTGCTCAAGACCGAGCTGCTGCTCAACATCTTCGGGTATCACGTCCACCTGGACCCGTGCCCGATCCTGATCCTCCAGCCGAAGGCAGAGTCGGCCGAGCAGTTCTCGAAGGAGCGCCTGCAGCCGATGGTGGCCGCGACGCCGGTGCTCGACGAGCGCGTGGGCGGTTCCGAGGAGACGCTGACCTACAAGCCCTTCCCTGGCGGCTTCGCCGGCCTGGTGGGCGCGGGCAGTCCCGACAACCTGGCGCGCCGCCCGATCCGGGTGGTGCTTGCCGACGAGATCAACAAGTACCGGCCCACGAAGGAGGGCGACTCCCTGGTGCTGGTGGGCGAGCGCACTGCGACGTTCGCGCTGAATTCGCTGGAGGTGCGGGCGTGCAGCCCGACCATCGAAGACGAGTGCGCCATCTCGGAGAGCTACGCGAACTCCGACCAGCGCCGCGCGACCATCGCGTGCCCGCACTGCGGCCACCGCATGTTCCCGATGTTCTTCCAGCACGTGCAGTGGCAGAAGGACGACAAGGGCAACCACCTGCACAAGACCGCGCGGATCTACTGCGAGGCCTGCGGCAACGCCTGGTCGGAAGGTGAGCGGCAGAAGGCGCTGGCCACCACGCGCTGGCACCAGACGAAGCCGTTCGAATGCTGCGACGTCCGCCACGTTCCGCTGGATGCATATGCCGCGCTCTGGAAGGAACTGGGCGACAGCGAGGCGGCCGTGGCCCAGGTCTGGGACTGGTGGGAAGACGACGAAGAAGGCCGCTACGCGGTCTACCGCGCGCGATGCTCGCAGTGTGGCAGCTGGCCCCTCGACAACTCGCACGCGGGCTTTCAGGCCGGCAAACTGTTCTCGCCATCGCAGAAGGACCGGCCGAGCGAGCAGGCTCGGAAATGGCTCGAAGCGAAGGGCGATGCGGACCGCGAGCTGTCGTGGTGGAACACCCAGCAGGGCCTGCCGCACCGGCCGCTGGCCAGCAAGGCGCTGGCGGTCGACACGCTGCTGTCGCGGCGCGAGGTGTTCGACGCCGAGGTGCCGCACGGCGTGGCGCTGCTCACGCTCGGCATCGACGTGCAGGACTTCCGGATCGAACTCGAGCTGGTCGGATGGGGCAAGGATGAGGAGAGCTGGTCGATCGACTACCACGTCATCGAAGGAGAGTTCGGCGACCCGGCGACGCAAGCGCAGCTCGATGCCTACATGAAGCGGCTCTGGCGCCGGGGCGACGGCCGGACGTTCGAGGTAATGGCCGCGTGCATCGACTCTGGCGGCCACCACACCCAGGCGGTCTACAACTTCGCGAAGGCGCGGCTCGGTCGGCGCGTGTGGGCCATCAAGGGCGCTTCGGAGCGCGATGGTCAGCGCAACCCCGTGTGGCCCACGAAGAAACCGAACCGGCGCACGAAGGCCAGTTTCCGGCCGGTGGTCATCGGCGGCAATGCCGCGCGCGACATCATCCGCACCCGCCTGCTGCTGGGCGTGCCCACCCCGGGCAAGCCGGCTCCGGGCTACATGCACTTCCCCGCGGACCGCGACATCGGCTACTTCCAGCAGCTGACCGCCGACCGCCTGACGTTGAAAGAGATCGGGCGTCGCAAGGTGCGCATCTGGGAAACACCGAACGGCAAGGCCAACGAGGCTGCCGACTGCCGCGTCTACGCCTACGCCGCGCTGTGCGGCCTGCTGCACTTCGGACTGCAGCTCAACCGCCGCGCCGAACTCGTGCTGCCCGCACCGCCGGCCGCCGACCAGAACGCCATCGCGCTGCCGCAAGAAGACGGCGCCCTGATACCCGACGGTGTGCCGACCGCTGTTGCGCCGCGCCCCGCCGCCAAGAAGAGCCTGATCGCCAGGCTCGCATGAAGGATTCACCATGCTGATTTCCCGCAAGGTCGGACACGTCACGTTCCACCACGACGACGAGTTCAAAGGCGAGGTGACCATCGAGAAGGGTGACACGCGCCTGTCGGTGTCGATGGAGGCGCTGCGCGCCTTCGTTGCCGAGAGCGTGCGCCACGAGCTCGCCGCCCATGTGGCCAAGATGAAGCCGGCAGACCTGCTGCGCCGGATCGCCTGACGATGCGCCGCACCAGCATCCTCGACGGCATCAGCTTGGCCGACCTGCAGGCGCGCCTCGCCGCTCTGCAGCAGGCCTATCTCGACCTCATGGCAGGCGGGAAAGTCGCGTCCGCGTCGTACACCCAAGGGGACGGCGCCCGCACGGTGACCTACACCCAGGCGAACATCGCCGACCTCACGCAAGCCATCCTGGCGCTGCAGACCCAGATCGACCGGCTGACCGGCCAGTGCATCAATCGCCGCGCGCCGATGCGGCCGGTGTTCTGAGATGAGCGCTCCTTTTCAGATCCTCGACGCGAGCGGCAAGCCGATGAGCATGCCCACGCCCGCGCGAGCCCGCGCCAGCGGCGCGCCGGGCTACCTCAACCTGCCGAGCGGTTCGAACTTCGCATACGAAGCCTCGAACATCGCGAGCCAGGAGATGGGCAACTGGCAGCCGTGGATCCGCTCGCCCGACTCGGAGATCAACCCGTTCCGCGACCGCATGGTGGCGCGCACGCGCGACCAGGTACGCAACGACGGATGGTCGACCGGCGGCGTCACGCGGATCCTCGACAACGTCGTCGGCACGCACCTGCGGCTGTCGGCGTCGCCGGACTACCGGGCGCTCAAGGCGCGCTTCGGCAAGGCCTTCGACGCCACCTGGGCGATGGAATTCCAGCGGGCGGCCGAGGCGCTGTGGCGCGGCTACTCGGAGAGCCTGGGCCGGTGGAACGACGTGGAGCGCGCTCTCACGACCGGCCAGCAGTTCCGGCTGGCCATGCGCCACAAGCTGATCGACGGCGAGGCCTTGGCGCTCGCCTACTGGATGCCGGAGCGCGTGGGCGCCGGCGGTGCCGACTATGCGACCTGTATCCGCCTGATCGACCCCGACCGGCTCAGCAACCCGTTCCAGGGCCCCGACACCAAGAACATGCGCGGCGGGATCGAGATCGACGAGGAAACCGGCGAACGCCTGGCCGCGCACATCCGCCGCGCGCAGCAAAACGACTGGTATCTCTCGGTCGAGGCAAACACCTGGGAGCGCGTGCCTTTCGAGGATGACGACGGCTTCACCCGGGTGATCCACGACTTTGACCGGGACCGCGCCGGCCAGCACCGCGGCATCAGCGCGTTCAGTCCGATCCTGTCGCACGCCCGCATGCTGGCACGCTACTACGGGCTCGAACTGCAGCAGGCGTCGCTCGCCGCAGCGCTGGGCACCTATGTGACCAGCCCTTACGACCCTGCGCTCGTGCAGGAGGCCCTGGGCGCCGACGACGCCGCGGCGCAGGAACTCAATGCCTACCAGCAGATGCGTGCCGAGTGGTCGCAGGAGCGGCCGGCCTACTTCAACGGCGTGAAGGTGCCGACGCTGGCGCCCGGCGAAAGCATCGAATCGGTCGCGAGCCCGCACCCGCACACCGGCTTCGCCGACTTCGCCCACGAGATGCTGGGCCTGTACTCGGCGGCTACTGGCCTGTCGCGCGAGCAGATCACCCAGGACTGGTCGCGGACCAACTACAGCAGCGCGCGCGCCGCGCTGATGGAGAGCTGGAAGACGCTGATGCGCCGGCGCGGCGAGTTCACCACCAACTTCGCCACGCCGAACTACGCGCTGTGGCTGCGCGAGGCGATGGAGAATGGCGAACTGCCGCTGCCCGCCGGCGCGCCGAGCTTCGTCGAGGCGGCCACCGCCTATTCGCGCTGCCGCTGGCTCGGCCCGGCACGTGGCTGGATCGACCCCGTCAAGGAACCGGCCGGCAGCGTGCTGCGCATGGAAGCGGGCCTAGCCACGCTGGAGAGCGAAGGCGCAGAGCAGGGCGTCGACTGGGAGGAGGTCGCCGACCAGCGCCAGATCGAACAGAAGGCCTACGAAGAGCGCGGCCTGCCGCCTCCGAAGTGGGCAGCCATCCAGGGCACCGGCGACTTCTTCAAAGACGACAGCGAGTCGAAGGCACAGCAACCATGAAACCCTATCCGTTCTCGGCCGCTCGCATCTTCGGTGTGCCGCTGGCCATCCATCCGACGAAGGGCAAGGTCATCGCGCGGGCGCTGGCCGATCGCCTCAACATCACGAGCGTGACGGTGCAGGGCGCCGGCGGCGCAACGATGATGGAAGACGACTGGGACTACAGCGAGCCGGCCGAGGAGCGCGGCTACGAGGTGGTCAATGGCGTCGCGGTGGTGCCGGTGAGCGGGACTTTGGTGCACAAGGGCACCAGCCTGCGGCCTTACTCCGGCATGCTGGGCTACAACGCCATCCGCCACAACCTAATGATGGCGTTGAACGACGACAGCGCGCGCGCCGTGGTGCTCGACTGCAACTCGCCGGGCGGCGAGGTATCCGGTTGCTTCGACCTGGTCGATGCCATCTACGAGGCCCGCGGAGACAAGCCGATCACGGCCATCTGCGACGACATGGCCTACAGCGCCTGCTATGCCATCGCCAGCGCCTGCGATTCCATCGTGCTGCCGCGCACGGGCGGTGTCGGCTCGATCGGCGTGATCACCATGCACGCCGAGTATTCGAAGGCTCTGCGCGGCGCGGGCGTCGAAGTCACCATCTTCCAGTACGGCGACCGCAAGGCCGACGGCAATCCCTACAACCCTCTTTCGAAAGAAGCGGCCGCCCGTTTCCAGGCAGACATCGACGAGCTCGGCGAACTGTTCGTCGAGACCGTCGCCCGCAACCGCGGCATCGCGGCTTCGAAGATCAAGGCCACCCAGGCCGCCACGTACATGGGCGCCGCCGGCGTCGATGCTGGTCTCGCCGACGCTGTCATGGCGCCCGACGAGGCTTTCCGAGTCCTGCTCGCCGAGCTGGGCTGAACCACCACCACCAGAGGTACTGACATGAGTCTGCAAAAAGCGGTGGCGAACGCCTTCTCGTTCGCGCACTTGGGCAACATCGGCCGCAGCAAGGCGTCGAAGGCCGCCGCCGAGGACGACGAGGAAAAGAAGGACGCGAAGGCCGAGGCCGAAGAAGACGACGACGAAAAGAAGGACGACAAGTCGGCCGAGGGCGAAGACGACGACGCCAGCGCCGAGGGTGACGATCCCGAGAAGAAGGACGACGACGAGAAGCCTTCGAGCAAGGCCGAAGACGACGACGAAGACAAGGACGAGGAAATGCGCGGCAAGTCCGCTGCAGCTCAGGCGCGCCGCCGTGAGCAGGCTCGCTGCGCCGCAATCTTCGCATCGCCGGCTGCCGCGCGAAACCCCGTTCTCGCCGCTAACCTGGCTTTCAAGGGCCGCATGCCACGCCGCGAGGCCATAGCTCTGCTGGAAAGCACGCCCGCACCGGCAGCCGCCAGCCACGTCAGCCGCTCCGCGCGAAATCCGCAAGTCGGCGCCGGTGGCGACACCAAGCCCACGCCCCAGCAGGCCGTCGCCGCTCGCTGGGACCACAACCTCCAGGCAGCAGCCAAGGGCCGCCGCTGATCTTCAACCTGTTGCCTACAAGGAACTGAACCATGGCCAATCCCACCGTCACCCCCCTCGTCGAGCAATGGCACGACGGCGGCTTTCTCGTCTCCCAGGCGAACGGGCACCGCTCGGTCGACCAGGCTGTGCTCGCCGCCGGCGCGAAGGTCTACGCCGGCACCATCGTCGGCAAGATCACTGCCTCCGGCAAGTTCGTGCAGTGCGTCAGCACGGCCAGCGACGGATCGCAAGTGCCCGCCGGCATCTTGTTCGGCACCAAAGACGCCACGCTGGCCGACAAGCCGTGCGTGGTCGTGCGCCGTGACTGCGAAGTCAACACCACCGAGCTGATCTGGGATGCGTCGTTCAACGCCGGCGCCATCACGACCGGCCTCGCCACCCTGGCCGGCCTCGGCATCATCGGCCGCTGAGCCCACACATCAACCAATTGAGACCGCCTTCGGGCGGTTTTTTCATTTCCAGAAGGAACTGACATGGCAGCCGAAATCATCGACATCTTCAACGGCGACGCGTTCAGCGCGCTGACCCTGACGCAAGGCGTTCAACGCAACCCCTACCAGCCGGGTGCGCTGGGCCGGCTCAACATCTTCGACCCGAACCCGATCCGCACCACGGCGGTCTCGGTGGAAGAGCGCACCGGCGTGCTGAAGCTCATCGGCTTCAGCCAGCGCGGCGCCGAAGGCACGCAGCGCACGACCGAGAAGCGCAAGATGCGCTACTTCGACGTGCCGCGCCTGATGCACGACGACACGATCCACACGTACGAACTGCAGAACATCCGCGAGTTTCCGGAAGGCCCCACCGGCCAGATCGTGACCGTGCCGATGCAGCTCGAGCGCGAAGTGGCGCGTCGACTCGCCGGCCCGACCGGCCTGCTGGCCAGCGTCGAGTACACGAAGGAATACCTGCGCCTCGCGGCCGTGCAGGGCATGGTGCTGGACCCCAAGGACGGCAGCGTGCTCTACAACTGGTTCGACGAGTTCCAGATCACGCAGGCGGCCGAAGTCGCCTTCAATCTCTCGGCCGGCACCGCCAACAGTCTGCGACCGATCATCAACGGCATCAAACGCACGATGGCGCGCAAGGCACAGGGCGCCTTCACGCAGACCACGTCGGTGATGGCGCTGTGCGGCGACGTGTTCTACGACCAGTTCACGAACCATCCGGACGTGATCCGCACCTTCCTGAACTGGGAAGGCGCGAAGCAGCTGCGCGACGACTCCTTCGGCGACGCCTTCAACTCGGTCGAGTTCGACGGCATCACCTGGGTGAACTACCGCGGCTCCGACGACAACAGCTCGGTGAAGATCGCGGACGACAAGGTCAAGTTCTTCCCGGTGAATGCGCCCGGCATCTTCCAGGAGGTGATGGCGCCCGGCGAGTCGGCCGAATTCATCAACCAGCCCGGCGCGCCGGTGTACGTGCTGCCGATCCCCGACCGGGATCGCCGCATGTGGTGGAAGATGGAGGCCTACGCCTATCCGCTGTACCTCTGCACCCGTCCCGAGGTGCTGCTCTCCGGCCGCGCGGGCACCTGATGGTCGACTGGGACGCGCTGGTGCTGGGCCCGGTGCACGGGGTCTTCGCCGAACCTGTCGTCTACCTTCCTCGGGGCGGCTCGCCGTCCACGACGGAGGGCATCTTCGACGAGGCCTACCGCGAGGTGGACCTGGCCGGGGGGATGGCGGTCACGACGGAGACGCCGGTGCTCGGGATCCGGCTCAGCGCGTTCCCGCGAATTCCGTTGCAGGACGACCAGGTGCAGATCGTGCGCACGGGCATCACCTTCACCATCCGGGAGACACAGCTAGATGGCCACGGCGCCGCGAAGCTGCTGCTGAACCGGCCGACGCCATGACCGATACCAACCCTCTCGCGCAGCCCATGCTCGCGCGCCGGATGCTGCGGCTGGCGGTGATGGCGGCGCTGCAGCCGCTGAAGGCCTCCGCCGGCGTGGCGACCATCTCGTCGCCTGGCGTGTGGCCCACGCCGCAGGAGAAGCTGCCCGCGCTGCTGGTCAACACGCCGACCGAGCAGAAGACAGCGGTCACCACGGGGCAGGCGAACTTCACCACTGGTTCGTCTATCGTCATTCAGGGGCAGCTCTCCCGTTCGTCGCCGGAGGAGGCACTCGACGCTCTCGAGGCTTTGGCTTTTGCGGTGGAGAACGCGGTGCTCACGGACTACTGGGTCACCCGCACTGTTCAGCGGTTCACGAGCGTGCAGACCGAAAGCGAAGTGACTTCCGAGGGCGGCCCGCATCTCGCCGGTTTCCGCATGACGCTGGTCGGCGAGATGTTCGAGACCTTCGATCCGACGTTGGTGCAGCCAGCAGAGACGCCGTGGCCGCCGCAGTCGCCCGTGATCGTTCCCCTCGAGAGCATGCGCATCCACCTGGACACCGCCCAGCCTTTCGACGCCTCCGGCACCTACCCGGATCCGCCGTTCCCTGACGCCGTGAACCCGGCGCCGCGCACCACCGGGCCCGACGGACGGGACGAGGGCGCTCTCGACATTCAACTACCGCAGCCATAGGAGCCATCCGCCATGTACGTGAAAGCCGCCCCCGGCATGAAGATCCGCGACCCCGATCTGAAGGACCTGCTTCCCGACGACGGCCGCGACGTGCCCGACACCGACTACTGGCAGCGCCGGCTGCGCGACGGCGACGTCGTCGAGGCCAATCCTCCCGCCGAGGCGCCCGAGCCTCCCGCTCCAGCACCTGCATTGCCGAAGGCCGAGAAGGCCGCCAAGCCCGACACGGCCACCAGCACCAGCTGAGCGCTACCACCCCTCACCGAACAGCCCGCCTTGAGCGGGCTTTTTCATTTCAGGAGCCACCATGACGATTCCCTTCGCGAATCTCCCGGCCAACATCCGAGTGCCCCTCTTCTATGCGGAGGTGGACAACTCGATGGCCAACAGCGGCACGCTCAACCAGCGCGCGCTGATCATCGGCCAGAAGACGACGGCCGGCACCGGCGTGGCCAACGTGCCGGTCATCTCGCAGGGCGTCTCCGACGCGGCGCAGGTCGGCGGCCCGGGCTCGATGCTTCACCTGATGACGGCGAAGTACCGGGCGAACGACACCTTCGGCGAGGTCTGGTACCTGCCGCTGGCTGACGACCCAGCCGCCACCGCTGCGACTGGCACGCTGGCCGTCACAGCCGCGCCCACGGCGAACGGCACGCTGTACCTCTACATCGCCGGCGTGCGCGTCGCGGTCCCCGTGCTGTCCACCCAGACGACCGCCGCCATCGCTACGGCCATCGCCGCGGCTGTCACGGCCACGCCGAACCTGCCCGTCACCGCGGCCGCCACGACCAACACGGTGACCTTCACCGCGATCAACAAGGGTCCATGCGGCAACGACATCGACCTGCGCGTGAACTACCAGGGCACGGCCGGCGGCGAGACCCTTCCCGTGGGCATGACGTACACGATCACGGCCATGGCCAGCGGCGCCACGGCGCCCAGCCTCACCACCGGCCTGCTGAACTTGCTGGACAAGCCGTTCGACTTCATCGTGTGCCCGTACACCGACACGACGAGCCTCGATGCTCTGAAGGCGCTGCTGGGCGACCAGACCGGCCGCTGGAGCTGGTCGAGCCAGATCTATGGCCACGTGTTCGCCGCATACCGCGGCACGCTGGGCGCGCTGACCACGTTCGGCACGGGCCGCAACGACCAGCACGCTTCGGTGATGGGCTTCAACGACAGCCCGACGCCGAGCTGGCTCTGGGCCGCGGCCTTCGCTGCCCAGGTCGCGGTCAGCGTGCGAGCCGACCCCGGCCGCCCGGTGCAGACGCTGGCGCTGCTCGGCATCCTGCCGCCGCCGCTGCAGTCGCGCTTCCAGCTCACGGACCGCAACACGCTGCTGTACGATGGCATCTCGACCTTCACGGTTGCGGACGACGGCACCGTGGCGATCGAGAACGCGATCACGACCTACCAGAAGAACAGCTTCGGCCAGCCCGACAACAGCTACCTGGAGATCGAGACGATGTTCACGCTGATGTTCGTGCTGCGCTTTCTGCGCACGCGCGTGACCAGCAAGTACCCGCGCATGAAGCTGGCCGCCGACGGCACGCGCTTCGCAGCGGGCTCGGCCATCGTGACGCCCAACATCATCAAGATGGACCAGATCGCGGCGTACCAGGAACTGGAATACGCGGGCCTCGTGCAGCGCAGCGACCTGTTCGCGCAGAACCTGATCGTTCAGCAGAACGCCCAGAACCCGAACCGCGTCGACGTGCTCTGGCCCGGCACGCTGATCAACCAGCTGCGCATCTTCGCGCTGCTCGCCCAGTTCCGCCTGCAGTAAGCGCCGGCGCCAATCCCTCAAGGAACCAACATGCCAAACGACACCAACCGCCTGGCCGGGCAGGCCTACCTTTCCGTCGACGGCGTCACCTACATGGTGGCGGGCGCCTTCGAGTACTCGCCGTCCCGCGTGACCCGCGAGACGCTCACCGGCATGGACACCGTGCACGGGTACAGCGAGAAGCCTCAGGCGGGACACATCTCCGCCACGCTGCGCGACAGCGGCGGCCTCAGCGTGGCGAGCCTCAACGACATGACCAACGTCACCGTCGTTGCCGAGCTTTCCAACGGCAAGACCATCGTCGGCCGAAACATGTGGACCGTCGAGACCCAGACGGCCAAGGCCGAAGACGCAACCATCGAAGTCAAGTGGGAAGGCATTTCCGTCACGGAGCAATAAATCATGGATCTCGAAAAAACCATCCCCCTGCGCAAGCCCGTCGAATTCGCGGGCAAGACCTACGACACGCTCGAACTGCGCGAGCCCACCGCCGGCGAGCTCGAGAAGGCATCGACTGCGACCACCAACATGGGCGTCGTGATCAACCTGATTTCGGCCGTGGCCAAGGTGCCGCGCAAGGTCGTGGAAAGCCTCTGTCAGCGAGACCTGAAGGAGGCCGGCGATTTTTTGGAAGCGTTCAGCGAGAGCGACCAGACCACTGGCGAGACCTCCTCGCCGACCTGACCAAGTTCTACGGCTGGGGCCCGCGCGATGCGTGGGAAGAGCCGTGGAGCCGCCTCGCATGGTGGCACGCGCAAGCCGAGCGCATGAACAAGAAAACGGACTGACACACCATGGCTAATGTCTTCGCGATCACGATCTCCGCGGTCGACCGGGCCACGGCCACCGTGCGCAAGATCAACAACTCGTTCTCCAAGCTCGTGCGGCCGGTGAACCAGCTGCGCACCTCGGTCAAGGCCCTCGGGCGCGAACTGGGTATCGACAAGCTGGCGAAGTCGCTGGGCAACGTGGCACGGCGCGCCCGGGACGCGGCAGCCCAGGTCGCGAAGATCGGTGCACCGCTGCTGGCGCTGATCGGTGGCGGCTCGCTCGTGGGTATCGCGGCGCTGGCCACCCAGTGGGCGCGGCTCGGATCGGAGGTGGCGCGAACGTCGCGCACCATCGGAGTTTCCGTCAGCGACCTGCAATCGCTGCGCGGTGCCGCCCAGGCGACCGGCTTGTCTTCGGAAGATCTGACGAGCGGCATGAAGTCGCTGGGGGACACCCTGCAGGATGCGCTGTACGGGCGCAACCAGGATGCGCTGGCCGTGCTGAACAAGCTGGGCATCAGCATCCGCAAGACCTCGACGGGCGCGGTCGATTCCGTGCAGGCCTTCCGCGACCTGTCGGTGGCGATCTCACACATCAAGAGTCCGCAGGTGCAGGGACTGGTGGCGCGCACCTTTGGTGTCGAGGCGCTGCTGCCGATCCTGCGCGAGGGCCCGGCCGCCATCGCCAAGTACCAGCAGAAGGTCGCGGCGCTGGGCGCAGTGATGGGTCCCGAGCAGATCCGCCGGGCCGAGAGCTTCGGCTTGGCCCTGAACTACCTCAGCATCGCCGGCCAAGGCCTGCGCAACACCATCGGCGACGCACTCATCCCGGCATTTCAGCCGCTGATCGAAGGCCTGACCAAGTGGATCTCAGTGAACCGAGACCTGATCGGCCAAGAGGTCGGGCGCTGGGCGCGCGAGTTCGCCGAATGGGTGAAGAGCATCGACTTCAAGGAACTGTGGGCGGGCCTGCAGAAGACGCTCAAGGGGATTGCGGACTTCGTTGAGCTCATCGGCGGATGGAAGGTGGCGGCCATCGGCGTGGCGCTGGTGATGGCTGGGCCGCTGCTGCTCAGCATCACGAACCTTGCCCTGGGCGTCGGCGGGTTGCTTCTCAAGCTACCGCTTCTGATTGCCGGCTTGAATGGCGTCGCGACGGCTTCTGCAGGCGCGAACGTGGCCGGGGTGGGCCTGCTGGGCACCTTGGGCAAGATCGGCGTAGCCGGTGTCGCTGCCTATGCTGCCCTCCAGATTGCGCGCGCGGCGGGCCTCCCTGACACCGACAAAGCCAAGGGCATGCAGTCGGTCAAGCAAGGCAACTGGCTGGCGGCGTCGGCGCAGCTGCCGGCTCTGGATTTCGCCAGCGAGGTCTGGAAGCGGATCACTGGCAGCTCTGGAGCGAACTCCGCATCGAGCCAGCCAGGCGACAGCCTGGGTGCCGTGAATTTCTTCAAATCCAAGGGGTGGACGCATGCCCAGGCCCTAGGAATCGCGGCGAACCTGAAGAAGGAAAGCAACTTCGACAACAGGGCTGTGGGCGACAGGGGGCAAGCCTATGGGATTGCTCAATGGCACCGGGATCGCCAGCGAGAGTTCGAGAAGTGGGCCGGCAAGAAGATCCAGGGCTCCTCGCTCGAGGAGCAGATGGGCTTCGTCAACTTCGAGCTCACGCAGGGGAAAGAAAAGGCGGCCGGCGACGCTCTCAAGAAAGCCACCAACGAGCAGCAGGCCGCCTCCATCGTGTCGCGGCAGTACGAGCGGCCAGCCAATGCGGACGCCGAGGCAGCGGGCCGCGCGCGGGCTGCGACCGAGATGAAGCAGCAGCTCGAGATCAACCTCAAGGGTCTGCCGGCCGGAACGACGGCGACCGCACGCGACAGCACCGGCAAGAACGTTCCCGTGAACGTTGCAACCAGCATGGCGGGACCATGAGCATCTCCAGCAAAGTCAACACCGCCCTGGGCGCAGTCTCCAAGGTGCAGGGCCTGCTTGGCGCGGCGTCGAGCATCTCCGGGCTGTTCGCCGGCAACGGCCTGAACGGTTCGGCCTTCGACGCCGGCTGGCGCAGTCGCCTGCAACCGGCATCCTTCGGCGGCGTGCCGTTCGGCGTCTTCGGCGGCCAGATCCGCGTGGGCCGGCGCAACGCAGTCCACGAATACCCGTTCAAGGATCAGGTCTGGGTCGAAGACATGGGCCGCGCCGCGCGCCGCATCACCCTGCACGGCTTCCTAGTGGAGAACGGGCGGTATGGCGGCGGCGACGTCATCGCGCAGCGCGAGCAGCTGATCGCTGTCTGCGAAGCACCGGGCAAGAAGACGCTGGTGCACCCGACGCTGGGCGCGCTCAACGTAGCGTTGCTGGACTCGGCGATGGACGAGCGCTGGGACAGCGGCCGCGTGTTCGAGATCACCTTCTCCTTCATCGAGGAGGGCGAGCGTTCCTTCCCGTCGGCGATCTCGGACACGCGCGCGGAGGTCAACAGCCTCGCGGACCTCGCGGACGCGGCCGTTGGCAGCGACTTCTCATCGGCCGTGTCGGGCGCGCTGGCGCAGGGTGCTTCCGTGGTCGGGCAAGCCGTCAGCACAGCCAGCACTTGGGCCAACACCGCACTGACCCTCGCCAACGACGCGACCAATCTCATGCACATGGTGAACTCGCTGCCGGGCGGGAACGGGCGCTACTTCGGCGGCCGGACGCGCGGCATCGGCAAGCTGAACGCGCAGCTGGCCAGCGTTTCGACGATTCCGCAGCTGATTGCTGCCGGCACTGTGGCTCGCTCGCGCGTGGCGAGCGCAGCAGCCGCGCTGACGGCGGCCGCACAGGACATCTCGTCGTGAGCGGCGTCGATGATTTCGCTGCGGCCGCGCAATCCGTTGCCGCAACCCTGCTCGCAGCCACGAGGGATCCGGCGGATGCGGTGCGCATGCTCACCACGCTGTCGATCTTCTCGCCCAGCGATCCCACGCCGGCGTCTGCGGTGGGCGTAGCCATGTCGACCATGCAGAGCGGCTGCGGTGACCTCTTTCGCCGTGCTGCGCTGGTGGCGCTGTGCCGCGCGTCGACCAGCTACCAGCCTTCATCGTTCGACGACGCCGCGGCGCTGCGCACCCGGATCACCGATCTGTTGGACGCCGAAATCCTGATCGCTGGCGACCAGGGGGCCGACGCCACATTCGATGCGCTGCGCAACCTGCGCACAGCCGTTGTCCGGGACCTGACTGCCCGCGGCGCTAACCTGGCGCAGCTCATGGACATCAGCAGCCCGACCTCGATGCCGTCCACCGTCATCGCCCAGCGCGTCTACCGTGATTCCGAGCGTGCTGACGAACTGGTGATTCAGGCCGACCCGCGCCACCCGGCATTCATGCCCGTGTCGTTTCAGGCACTCTCGAAGTAGGCGCACATGGAAGAACTGATCCTGACCGTCGGCGGCCGTGAGCTGTCCGGCTGGACCGAGGTGCGCGTGACCCGCGGCATCGAACGGTGCCCGTCCGACTTTCAGATCGGCATGACCGAGCGCTTTCCTGGCCAGGACGATGCCTTCGTAGTGCAGGATGGTGACCCTTGCACGGTGAAGCTGGGCGATGACCTGGTGCTGACCGGCTACGTGGACCGCGCTATCTACGGCATCGGGCCCGAGCAGCACTCCATCACCATCGTCGGCCGCAGCAAGTGCGAAGACCTCGTGGACTGCTCGGCCGAATGGCCCGGCGGCCAGATCAGCGGCGCCGACGCGCTCGGCATTGCCCAAAAGCTGGCGCAGCCCTACGGCATCACGGTCAGCGCGCCCGGCAGCAAGGGCGTGCGTGTCGAGCAGTTCAACCTGATGATCGGGGAGACCGCTTTCGAGATCATCGAGCGGGTGTGCCGCTACGGCGCGCTGCTGGCCTACGACCAGCCGGACGGCAACCTGCTGCTGGCCCAGGCGGCCAGCGTGACGGCCGCCAGCGGTTTCACCGAAGGCGAGAACGTGCAGTACGCCACGATGACGTACGCGAGCGACCAGCGGTTCTCGGACTACCAGTGCTTCATGCAGAGCATGGACGTGCTGGGTGACATCGGGGAAGGTGGCAATCTCCTGGCCAAGGTGACCGACCCTGGGGTCAAGCGCCACCGGCTGCGCATGATCATTTCCGAGTCGCCCGGCGGCGGCCAAGACTTCGCCCAGAAGCGCGTGACTTGGGAGGCGAATCGCCGCATCGGCCGCGCCGCCCAGCTCAACGTGATCACCGACGGGTGGCGCGACAGTGCCGGCACGCTGTGGACCCCGAACACACTGGTTCCGCTGTGCCTTCCTTCCCTGAAATGCGGCAGTCCGGAAGAGAAGGCGATGTGGCTGGTCACTGAGGTCTCATACCGCCGAGATAGCGCTGGCACCACGTGTGCGCTGACCGTCATGCGACCGGAAGCCTTCCTGCCCATCCCAATCCTGCAGCTGCCGACCTTCGCGGACATTCCCGTGAATCCTGGCATCGGCTGGGGCAACGAGGTGCGCCGATGAACGAAGAGATCAAGAAGCTGTGGCGCCGCGTGCAGCTCGTCGTTGGTCGCGGGCGCATCACTACCACCGACGACAGCGGCCCGGTGCAGAAGGTGCAGATCCAGATTGGCGAACTCGAGACGCGCGACACCACCCCGCGCGTCGCTGAATATGGCTTCACGTCGTACCCGCTGCCCGGGTGTCATGGCGTGGTGGTGTTCGTGGGCGGCGACCGATCCAACGGCGTGATCCTGGGCACCAACGACCAGCAGTCGCGGCTGAAGAACCTGAAGCAGGGCGAGGTTGCGATCTACGACGATCAGGGGCAGTCGGTCTGGCTCAAGCGCACTGGCATCGAGATCAACGGCGCGGGCCTGCCCATCAAGGTCTTCAACACGCCGACGGTGCGCGTCGAGGCCGATACGAGCGTGACTCTGGCCACACCGCTGGTGCACTGCACTCAGGATCTGACGGTCGACGGTCTGCTGACCACGCTGAACTTCACGATGCTCGGCGGCGGCGTGGCCAGCTGGGGCGCAGGCGGTGGTGGAACCATGAACTACAACAACATGACCGTGACGTACACGAACAGCACGATCACATCCAACGGCCACATCATCGACCACCGGGAGACGCATAGCGGCGTCACGACGGGCGGCGGCGTTTCGGGACCCAGCGTATGAGCGACACCACCACCGTCTGGGTTCCCGCGCTCGGCCGCGGGGACTGGGTGCTGCAAGGCGCCGACCTGCAGAGCGGCGATGACCTCATCACCGCCGTGCTCATAAGCCTGTTCACCGACCGCATCGCCAACGAAGACGACGAGATCCCCGACGGCACCGACGACCCGCGGGGCTGGTGGGCCGACGCCGGCGAGCGCTATCCGATCGGCTCTCGGCTGTGGCTGCTCGGCCGCGAGAAGCAGACCGCCGACACCAAGGCGCGCGCACGGGACTACATCGTCGAGAGCCTGCAGTGGCTGATCGACGACGGCGTGGTGGCGCGCTTCGATGTGGATGTCGCGTGGGTTGCGCCTAGCAACCTGGGCGCGCAGGTCATTGCCAACCGGGTCGACGGCAGCACCGTCGCCATGAACTTCGCCTCCGTCTGGCAAGGAATCAACTGATGCCGTACTCCCGTCCGAAACTCAGCGACCTGAAGAACCTGGTGGCGCGCGACATCGAGTCCTCGCTGCCGGGCTCCGACGCGCTGCTGCGCTTCTCCAACATCGGCGCCACTGGCAAGGCCCAGGCGAACCTCGCGCACCTGCACTACGGCTATCTCGACTGGATCGCTAAGATGGCGGTCCCGTGGACGGCCGAAGACGAGTTCCTGGAGGCGTGGGCCGGCCTGAAGGGCGTGATCCGCAAGCCGACCACCCAGGCTGGCGGCAATGCGACGTTCCCCGGGGTCACCGGCAAGGTGCTGCCGGGCGGCACACCCCTGATCCGCGGCGATGGCCAGACCTACACGACCAACGCTGACGCCACGGTCGACGGCACGGGCTTCGTGACCGTCGCCGCCACGGCGGTGGCCGATCCGGCTGGCTCGGTGGGAGCCGTCGGTAATTGCGCCGCCGGCGTGGTGCTGACGCTCGGCTCTGCGGTGTCCGGCATCCAATCGGGTGGCGTAGCGGCCACGGCTTTCACCGGTGGCGCTGACGTCGAGCAAGACGATAGCCTGCGCACGCGCATGTTCGCCGCGTTCCAGAAGCCGCCTCAGGGCGGGAGCATGGACGATTACGTGGGCTGGGCGCTGGCGGTGCCGGGCGTGACAAGGGCATGGTGCAAGCCCCGCGGGTTTGGCGACGGAACCGTTGTCGTCTACACGATGTTCGACCAGGCCAACGCAGGATCCGGCGGATTCCCGCAGGGGACCAACGGCACGGCCACCGGTGAAGATCGCGCGGCCCATGCGACTGGGGATCAACTCACGGTTGCCAATGCGATCTTCCCACTGCAGCCGGTCACAGCGCTGGTGTACTCGTGCGCCGCGACGGCCTTCCCGGTGAACTTCACCATCACCGGACTGACCAGTGCAAGCCTCGTGACGCGCGCACTGATCGCGGCGGCCATCGACAGTGTCTTCTACCTGGAAGGCACGGCGACTGGCGGCACCGTCGCGCTCTCGCTGATCGAGTCTGCGATCGCCGCGATCTCGGGCACCAAGGGATTTGTCATCACCGTGCCCGCTGGCAACATCGCGACCGCCTTGGGCTACCTCCCGGTGCGCGGGACCGTCACCTATCCCTGACCCATGAGCGCACCGCAATACACCGCGGCCGACTACCTGGCGGCGCTTCAGTCCCTCATGCCGCGGGGCCGCGTGTGGCCGCGCGATGGCGACGCGACGCTGACCAAGCTGCTGGCCGGCCTCACGCCGGTCTACGAGCGGCAGAACGCGCGGTCGAATCAGCTGCTGGTCGATGCCTTTCCTGCTTCGACACTCGAGTTGCTGCCAGAGTGGGAAGACACGCTCGGTTTGCCAGACCCGTGCGCAGGCCTAGCGCCGACCATCGCACAACGCCGCGCGCAGGTGGTCGCGCGGCTCATCGCGGTCGGGGGTCAGTCCGCTCCTTACTACATCGCCTATGCGCTGTCGCTGGGCTACGTGATCACGGTCAAGAACTTCGTGCCGGCGCGTGCGGGCATTCTGCGCGCTGGTGATCCACTGAATGGCCCTGCGTGGGCGCACGCCTGGCAGGTCAATGCCCCGCTGAATACTGTCCGCCGAATGCAGGCCGGAACGGGGCGCGCAGGTGATGCGCTCGCGACCTGGGGTAATGCAGTTCTCGAGTGCGCATTGCGCGAGGTTATGCCTGCGCACACCGTCCTGATCTTCTCCTACACATGAAACCACGTACATCCATCGAGCCCGCTGCGAGCGGGCTTTTTTTCGTCTGCACTCTGAAGGAATCCCATGTTTGCAATCGATGACGCAACCGCCGTAGCGGTGATGCCGACGCCCGAGGCGGCTGGCACGCCCGGCTTCTTCACGGAGGGCAATCCAGCACTTGGCCAAGCCGCAACGTATGTGCGCGCCTCGTTCCTCAACGCCCTGATACAGGAGATGTTGAACATCCTGACGGCCGCTGGCATCACGCCGAGCAAGACTACCTATGACCAGCTGCTGTCGAGCTTCCGGTCGAACGCTTTGGTTACTGCGAACGACACCGGCTCGGCGAACGCCTGCGCAATTGCGTATACGCCGGCCATCACCACGCTGACCGATGGCATGGTCCTCTGGTTCAAGGCAGCAGCCACGAACACGGGGGCTACAACGCTCGCAGTGAACGCTGTTGGCGCGAAGAATGTGGTGGGTGGTGCACACCAGCCACTGCAGGGCGGAGAGATCGTCGCCGGCGGCAAATGCATGGTCGTCTGGAATGCTGCAATCCCGGCATTCGTCCTTGTCGAGTGCACTGGCGCCGCTCTACAAGTGGCGCCGGCTACAAAGAGCCAGCATGCGCCGCAAATGTCTCAAGTAGCTGGCGTTGTCGGCACGTCGCGCAACTTGACGATGTCAGTGACGGCGGCCTCTGCCACGGCGACGATGACGGCGGACGAAATCATCGTTGAAAGTTCGCTTGGCGGCGTGCGCTACTGCCTGTCGAGTTTCAACAAGACTATTAACCTGGCGACCACCGGTGCCGGCGGCATGGATACGGGTACAGCCCCCGTTTCCGGATTTGTCGCGCTGTATGCGATCTACAACCCTACTACGGGCACTTCAGCACTGCTGGCCACGAATGCCACGGCAGCAGTGCAGCCGCAGGTCTACGGCGGCGCGAACATGCCGTCCGGCTACACGGCGAGTGCGCTGGTGTCGGTGTGGCCCACGAACGCGAGCAGCCAGTTCGGCGCGGCGTACCAGATCGACCGACAATTGAGCTTCGTGTCAGTGTCCGTGCTCGGTGCCAGCTCGACACAGCAGGCCTCTCCTACTTCGCTCTCTGTTGCCAATGCCGTGCCGCGCAACGCCCGCACGGCAAACGGCGTGGTGTCCAATGCATCGTCTACGGCCTCGGCGCTGAGCAACACGATCTTCTCCAATGCTGCGCAGATCGGTGCGCAACAAATGAACATCGGCAGCGCGCCGTCCATCTGGAGCAACTGGGTGGTTCCCATCATCACGAGCCAGACGATCTTCTACAGCGGCACCGTGGGCGCCGGCACCATGTCGCTGAGCATCTGGGTGACTGGCTACACCTTCTGAGAGGGAATCATGGCATCAATCTTTGTTCAGTTCGCCGACGCCACGGAAGCCGTAGTGGTTGGTAGTTTCGGGTGCGCGCAAGATCCTGACGTTCACTCGGATCTTGGGGAAGTCGATGAGGACGATCCGCGCTACCTGGCGTTCCTCAAGAAGGCCGACGGCGGCGCTGTCCCCGCGCAGGTGACAAAGCGGCAAGGTCGTCTCGCGCTGCTGGCTGCGGGGAAGCTCTCGGCGGTGACGGATGCGATCGCGGCGCTGCCCAGCCCGCAGAAGGAGGAGGCCCAGATCGAATGGGACGACGCCACCAGCTACGAGCGAGCATCGCCGTTCGTTGCGATGCTGGCCGAGAAGGTCGGCCTGGACGCTGCCGCCCTCGATGAACTGTTCACCCAGGCCGCGACGCTGTAAGGCGCAACACTCCAACGACCAACCCGCTTCGGCGGGTTTTCTTTTGCCTGAAAGGGCCACATGAACCAGCAACCCATCACCGACATCGTCGGCCTGTGCGTCGTGCTGGCCGCGTTGATCTTCTCGCAGGACGTGGCGGCCGTGGTCGGCCCGTACCTCGTGATTCTCGTGGCAGCAGCTATCGGCGCGTCCTTCAAGCTTGGCCGGGCCGACAAGACATCCCGCGCCGTCGCCTTCATCTCGTTCTCGCGCAGCGTTGGGATCGCCGTGATGCTGACGGTAGGCGCCGCGGCCATCGTCAACAGCATCCGCCCGGATTTGCACGAACGCCTGCTGCTGGCCCCCATCGCCATCGTGCTCGGCTGGCTGGACTGGCCAGCATTCTTGCGGCGCGCTGTGACGTTCTTCTGGGCCAGCGTCGACACGATGCGCGGCAACAGTGGAAAGGACACGCAATGAACGACCTCTACCTGCTCGCGCTGGCTAACGCAGCGATCTGCTTTGGGATCGTCTTCATCTCGATCTGCCGATTGAACGCCATGGAAGGCGATGTGCTGATGCGTGTAACCAGCGAATACACAGCCTACCTCTGCGCGGCGCTCGCCGCAGCTTTTCAGCCTTGGTGGGGCGAGTGGCCGCAGTGGGGATCGATCCTAGTCTCGGGCGCGTTGCTGTTCGGCCTGGGCTGTAGTGGGCACGCGTGGCGCCGCGGGAAACAGGACATGGCGCCTGACGTTGCTCATTCAGACCACACCCCACTTTCAGAAGAATCGGAGCGCCCATGACCCGATCTCTTTCCGACTGGCTGCGCATCCTGCAGGCCTGCGGGGTCCGTGCGCCGACGGCGATACGCTGGGCGCCGGTGTTCGCCGACACCATCAAGCCCGATACCTTCAGCGCTGGCGACAAGGACCTGGCCGACTTCCTGCCGACGATCCTGCACGAGAGCGCGATGCTCGAGAAGATGAAGGAGAGCGGCAGCTACAGCGCCGACCGGATCCGCGAGCTCGGCAGTGCCAGCAAGCCCGGCACGCGCTGGCGCTCGCTGGTGCCGCGGGCCGACGAGCTCGCGCGCAACGAGGTCAAGTTCTTCGAGGCCTGCTACGGCGGCCGAATGGGCAACGGTCCAGAGGGCACCGGCGACGGTGCGAAGTACCCAGGCCGCACGCCGATCGGCATCACCGGCAAGGACAACTACCGGTGGCTGGGCGACCTGGTGGGTCAGGATCTGCTGGGACTGCCCGAGCTGGCCGAGCAGCCTCACTTCGCGCTCGAGTTCTGCATCAAGTGGTGGGAGGGGAAAGTCCCCGACTCGAAGCTGGGCGACACGCGCGCGGTGCGCAAGGTCGTGAACGGTGGGTATTTCGGCCTGGCCGAAGTGGAAGCGCTCGCCGCCAAGGCCCGCGCGGCGCTGGCATGAACTCCGAGCCTGACGTCGACGAGCGGCGCGCGGCTGCGCAGCCCAGGGACTGGCCCGAGGACTTCGACAAGCCAACCGGCTGGAACGTCTGCGGCGACTGCAACCGCGTGTTCCTCGGCGTCGCCACGCGAATCCAATGCCGCCTCTGCGACGGCAGGAGAACCCTATGAGCATTTTCGGAAAGCTGATCCCGTGGTGGGTGCAGCCGCTGATCATTGTGTTGTTGCTGGGCGTCCTGCTCGGCCAGCGCGTGCAGGTCAGTAACGCCAAGGCGAATGTCGCCCGCGCGAAGCTGGAATTTTCCGAATGGAAGACCGCAGCCGCAGAAAACCGGATCCTCGCGGACCGCGCACAGCGCACCGAGGAGCAACGCAAACAGGCAGTAGCCGACAAAGAGGCCCAGGATGCAAACACGAAACTCGTTCAAGCGCGCGCTGATGCTGTCATCGCTAACGCTGCTGCTGGCAAGCTGCGCGACCAGCTCGCTGCCTACATCGCAGCAGTCCGTCGAGCCAGCCAAGATCCCGCGGCTCCCTCCGGAAGCAAGGGTCAGCCAGGTGCCGATCCCCTCGATCTGCTTGCCCAACTGTACGGCCGGGCTGACGAAACTGCGAGAGCAATCGGCCAATATGCTGACGATCTCGCCATCCGCGGCGCCGCCTGCGAGCGCACCGCCGACGGACTACAGCCTGCCGCTCGGTAAGCTGCCAACTCCGCATTGACCACGTCCCCCAGCCTTCGGGCTGGGGGTTTTTCTTTTTCTAGAGCGGCCCTGGCTGCGTGCTGCTCTCGCGCGGCAGGGGCTCAAACGTTGCTAGATCGTAGTGCCCGCTCGAGCACGCAAGCGAACCATGCTTCTTCACGACGGTGCGCATAGGCCCGATGTCGAAGTAGTTGGGCCGAGCCGACTGTGGGCAGAAATGCCCCACTAGGCTGTGCCGCGAGAGATTGGGGTCTGTCACCGGTGATCCGCCATGCGCGAGATCCGCATGCCACACCAGGATGTCGCCCTTCCGGGCAAAGAATCGCTCGACGCCGCGCACGCTTTTGTCCGCGAGCGTTCGGAGGTAGCCAATCCATTGCTCATGGCAGTCGAGGCCGTCGATGGACCCGTCCCAATGCTTGCGGCCCGCGGAGAAGTTCCAGTCAGGGTAGTGATGGCTGCCCGGGAGGTACATCAGCTCGCCCGAACCTTCCTGGATGTCTTCGAGCGCGATCCAGCATGCAGCTAGCTCCATGGGGCGGTTCACCACTACATACGCCGTGTCTTGGTGAAGGCGCTGCTGCGATCCCTGCGCGAAGCTCAGGCTTTGGAACAGAAGCGGGTCTTCGCCGAAGATGATTTGCAGGAACTCGATGAGCTGCGGCGAGCTGAAAAGGTCGATGGCTTCCGGTAGCGCTGCGTAGCAGTCGACCATCCGCGAGGTCCGGCCGTCGACAGGCTCGGTCATGTGCTTGGTGACGTGGTCACCATGCGTCTGGTACAGAAGGGCGGCATTGCTTTCCTTGAACGCCCTGTCAACCCGGTTCCGGAAAACGTCGATGGCATTGGCGGAGGCCGCACCTTTCAGCACGACATAGCCGTCGCTCCTGAATTTTGTGAGTAGCTGCGACTGACGCCATCCCAGCTTTCTGCGCCTGAGTTCCTCTCGCCAGTCGGATCTGTCAATCCACATGCCCCCAAATTTGGAGCTATAGGTCACTTCGCCCATTTACGGCCTCCTGCCGATGTTCTTTTTTGGTGCGCGGAGGATAGCAACTTTTGTTTCGTCGGAGGCGAAACGCAACACCCAATCAATCCGCCATATCGTCGTCGTTCACGTCGAACCCGCTCGATGACCGCGGGTTGTGTCGGTCGAGCGCGGCGTAGCCTTCCTCATGGTGCACCACGCACCACCAGGTCTGCCGGGTGTGCATCGGCTTGCTCTTGAGCGCCCGGAAGGTGATTTCCATGCCGGTCAGCATGATCCCGCCGTCCTTGATCGCCAAGATGCGGGCGTAGTGCAGCGGCTCGATGCAGTCTTTCTCCCGATCTTTCAGGCTCAGCAGCCGGGCGTCCCAAGTCCGGCCGTAGTGGGCGGGGTTGGCCTTCCTGAAATCGAGCCAGCCGCGCGCGCCGGCCTCGCCGCCGATGTCGCCGCGGGACCGCCAGTTGCCATGCCGTCGAAGAAGGACCACGTTCACAATCACTGTATGAGCATACAGTACTCCGAAGAGCGACGGAATCGCCGACATCGGCCGGCGCGCATGGTAGATTGCTTCCGCGAAAAGGCCGGGCAGTCCTGAAAACAGTCCTAAATCAGCGTGTTTTGGCGTGCCGTAGCGTGCCCGCTCAGAGGGAGGTCTACGCTGTGGACCGCTACAAAACTCACTTTCGAGGGTTCGAATCCCTCCGGTTCCGCCAA